TCGGCACCGCCGTGGCCGAGCCGTACGCGCCGGCCGTGACCGCCGTGTTGGCCAGCGCGATCGTGGGGTTGCCCGCCACGCCGTCACCGTTCGTGACGCTCATGGCGTTGCCGGCGGTGATGGTGCGCGCCGCGATCACGCCCGCCGCCGTACGGCCGATCAGACCATTCGATGCGAGGTTCACGACGGCCGAGATGATGGCCGGGGTGCCCGTGAGATTGCCGAATGCGTGCTGGTGGCTGTCGTCCACCACCGTAACGGTGATGGCGGCGTTCGAGCTGCCGTCGAAGGACACCGAGCCGGCGGCATCGCCCGTCAGACTGAGCGTGCGTGCCGTGGCCAGCTTCGTGGCGCTGCCGGCGTTGCCGGTGACGTTGGCCGGCAGCGCCGCATTGGCGTCCAGGCGCAGGATCTTGCCTGCCGCCGGTGCCGTGACGATATCGGCCGCCGTTGCATCGGCCGTGGCCTTTGCGGCGTTGGCCGTGGTCGTGACGGTGGTCATATCCGTGTCGATCATGCCCAGCGCCGTGCGCAGGCGCGGGTTATCGAACGACAGCGCGTTATCCGTATGCGGCAGCGGATAGAGCCGGGTGATGGTGCTTTGATCGTACATAGGCCGCCGTCAGAATCAGGTGAGCGAGATGCGCAGGTTGCGGATACGCGGGCGCGCCGCCGGGGTGCCCGTCAGGGTGAGCATGAACCGCAGCTGCGCCTCCGTGACGTTGGACGCGCGGAACGAGTACTCGTACAGGTTGTCGCCCAGCGGTACCGGCGCCACGTCCTGCGTCAGGTTGATCCAGTTGTCGCCGGCATCCATGCCCTTGTAGGCTGGAGCTACGCTGGCGCCCGATGGGATGATGGCGTCGAACATCAGATGGATATTCGTGCCGGTGACATCGGCCTGCATCACGGTGGTGATGTAGGTACCCGAGGCGGCGAGCGAACCGGCGCCCAGGTAGCTGCCCGGCTGGAGCACGCCAGAATGCGATGTCACGGCGTTCAGAACCGCCTTGACGTTCACCGCGCCGGTGATCTTACTGGCCAGGGAGATGACCTGGCCCGGACCAGCGTTGTACTGCTTGCCATCCGGCAGCGTGATCAGGTAGCTGCCGTCGGCACCTGGCAGTGCCGATTCGATCGAGCCTTTCACCTGCAGCTCGGAGGCGTTGGTGACGTTGACGCTGCCCAGGTTGATTTGCCGCGTCGCTTCGGTGTAACGCATGCCCACCAGACGGAACACCAGATCGCGGTCCTGATGCGCGGTCCAGGTCGAGGCGTTCGACGAGGACAGCATGACACCCACCGAAAACGGCTGCGCCGACACCCAGCGTTGCGTCGACGAGTCGTATTTGCCCAGCTCGGCCAAGGCGACGGATGCCACGTTGTCGGTGGTGAGCACGACGATGGCATATTCGACGTTCGGCGCAAGCGCTTCCGGCGCCGGGAAGGTGAAGCGATTGTAGTCGTTTGCCTTGAGGGAGGCCGGCTGCAGGATCGCCTCGGCCAGCACCACTTGCGACGGCACCCCGTACCCGGTTTCGCGCAGCTGCACGCGGATCGGTTTCGTGCCCTTGTCGGTCAGGAAGATGTCGACCGCCTTGATCTGTTCCGGGGCACCGAGCGTGAACGTTTGCGCCACCGGATCGTAGCGCGTGACGATCGTGGTGGAAACGTTCTGCTTTGTCGTCGTGGTGACGGAACCGTCCCCCACATACACGGCGCCACCACGGCTGCCCTGGTCGCCCAACACCAGAACCTCTTTTTTCCCGGCTGGGACGTTCGCCGGGATGGTGAACTTGCCGTTGATCTGGCCGTTGCTATCTGCTTGAATCATTTATGTTCGCTCCCCGGTTAAACGGCGACCGGCGTAACCGGGACGCCGTCGAAAGTCATGGTTTGAAGGTTTTCCAGCGGGCTGAAACCGTCGATCGTGAACAGCACGTCGATCTGGCGCACGTACTGGAGGGGCTTCGTCGTGGTCGAAATCACTTTCGTGGTGGTGGTGGTGGTCGACGACGTGAGAACCCCGTAGCCTTGGTACATGGTCGACGTTTCATCGCTGGTGAACGACGTGACGGACTGGGTATAGTGGTCCGCCGGCGGATTCAGCGCGACCGAGGCTGGGATCGGGTCGAAGGCGGCATAAGGGTTGATCTGCATGTCCCCCGTGCGCGCGCTCTGCTCCATCACGGTAGTCAGGGTGGCATTCAGCACCACCGGCACGTTCGTGTCGCTCGGCAGGCGGGTCATCGTGGCCGCAATCGGCAGCACGAGCTCGCCATCGACAATCGCGGCGGTCTGTGCCATGCCCGCGTCGCGCAGGCCGTCGCCGGTGAATGGGTCCACGAACAGGCCCTTTTTCGCGGCGGACGAGCGCGAGTTCGCATCGGACGTCAGGCGCTGCTGCGCGATGAGATCGGTGAGCACGTCCAGGCGCGTGTTCATGCTCTCGATGTCGCTCATGGACATCACACGCGAGCCATCCTGCGTGAGGGTGGTCGTGTTATCCCAGTTCTGGTAGACGCGGGCCAGGGGCAGGTAGAGATTCGGCACTTGCGGCGCGATCGGGTTGAAATCCGTCGACGTGCCCGTGATCCACTGGAAAGCGCCGTCTTGCGTGAGGCACAGACGATCGATGCGCGGCATTTTGACGTTGTAGGACGTCTGGATCAGCGTGCCGACCACGGCGCCCGTCACGGTAAAGCCGATGGCGTCCACGGCCGTGGGCGTGACCGACGTGATGTACTGATAGATGACCTTGTAGGTCGAACCGATATCCACCTCGGCGCCGGACAGGGACCAATCGATTTTCTGGCCGGTGAGCTTGAAGTCGACGCCATCCACGAAGTTCACGCCGCCAGTGAAGCCGGACAGGTCGCCCTTGACCGTGCCGCCCTGGTTGATCGCCACAATCTTGACGATCGAGCTATCGGGGATCGGGTCCTGCGCGCCGGTGAATGAACCGTGCACGATGTCGGCCGACTTCTGCGCCGTGATGCGCACCTGCGTGATGTTCGCGACCGGCGTGCGGTCGAACGTGACGCGCTGCGCGCCGATGGTGGTCGACAGCCAGGGCTCGGAATCGATGAAGCGCAGAACGGGCGTGGCCGCGTAGGCCAAGCGCCGCGCGGTGGCCATGTCGACGGCAAAGCCGTTCACGCGCGCCGAGCCGGCGTCCACGCTGTATTGCTGCGCGCCACCGCTGTCGGCCAGCTTCGTGACTTTCAAGCCCGAGACGACGTAATCGCCGCCCGTGGAATCGCGGTCGTAGCGGGCGATCGCCTGCGACACGGAGTCCAGCTGCGGCGGCGTGGTCTTGATGCGCAGCACGCCATAATCCGACGTGTAGACCGGGTAGAACTCGCCGGTTTGGCCATCGGACGCGCCAGCGGCCTGCCAGCCCCAGGAAGTAGTCACCTGCAGGCGGCCCGCGCCCGGCTCCTGATAGTTGCGCACTTCCGTGGCCGGGTCGCGCAGGTTCGGGTCCTGCAATTCGGTGATCGTGGTTTCGATCAGGTAGATGCCGATGACGACGGTTTTGTCGATCGGGATGGTGAAGTTGCGGGCAGCGACGGTGCGCACGGCGCCGCGCAGGTACACCGAGCCGGCCGCGCACTTGGTAGCGCCGGTGGTGGACGTGATGACGACGCCGGCGTCCTTGATCAGGTCACCGTCCTTGAACAGCGCATCGGACACGCCCTTGAGGCGGTCAATGATGGAGGACTGAATTTCGTTGAGCTCGGCGCCCTGCAGCACATAGCCCGAGCGGAACAGATGGCGCTCGTACTTCTTCGCAGGGTCGAAGCGGTTGTAGTAGTGAAGGAGATTGTCGGCCATGTTTTGCCTTAGAAGGTGACGACGAATTCAAACGTCTGCCGGACGGCAGGGTTTCGAGAAAACTTCTTGATGCGCTCCAGCGCCAGCATCTGGCCGGTGCTTTGCAGCTGGGCCAAGGTGAAATACTTTTGGCCGGCCGGCAGGCCCGGCTTGACGACGGTGCCCAGGAACACGGCCACCTCGCGGATATCCGAGGCGGATGCATCCGTGAAATCGAAGTTGAAGCGCATGTAAAGATTGTTGGTCGGGTCATCGCTCACCGAGAACCGGCCATTGGGGACCACGATGTCGCCGGCCGGATCGGGCGTGCAGTACAGCCACTGGGTCAGCTCGCGGCGGCCAATCTCCGATTCGAGTGCGGTGGCCAGCAGCGGCTCGGGTTCAGGCGTGGCGTCCCACGAGTCCTTGCCAGTACCCCAGGCCATGTGCAGCGGCATGTTTGCGATTGCGCGCGCGACGGCGGCGCGGCCAACGTTGACGAGAATTGCCATAGAAAGCTCCTTTTATGGTTGAGTATGTAGTCACGACTGCGGCTGAATACCGCCGCCCCAAGGCGTGACGTCTTGCCAATCGGTGGTGTCGTCCTGATCCCAAACACCGCCGCCGTAGAAGCCCCACAGGTACGGTTTAGGCTCCAGTACGCCAGCCAGGGTGGTGACTTCGGCGTGCACTTCCTCGATGCCGAGCACGGCAATGGTGGTTGGCAGGTTGGCCAGGACCGGGCCCATGGAACGGATCTCCTCGATGCCGAACGAGGCCAGCGCGCCACCGAAGTCTTGGAATGCCACGGACCCGGCGTACAGCTCGGTGATTTCGTTGACCATGCCCAGGTAGATGCGGCCCTCGTAATCGGACAGGCGGTGTTCGCCCAGCGTCATGAAGTCGGGAGGCTGAATCCAGTAGGAGCGCGGCAGCACGGCATTGATCGCGCCTACCGGGTCGCCCTCGGACAGCACGATGTTCGCGCGGCGCACGTTGCGGCGTGTTTCATCGAACGAGCTGGGGTCGGCCAGCGGCGTGACGTTGGAAATGGTGATGAGCTCGGCCATGCTCACCTCCCAGTTCGTGGCGCTCGGCTCGACCTCGCCCAGCGCAAACGCATCCAGGCGGCCGCCCACGTCGTTGAACGCCTGCAGCGACATCGTGTGCGTGTGCCCGGTCAGAACGGTCTGCTTGATCTTCGCGTCGACGGACATACGGCCCAGGAACTGCGGCGGCGCCACGATCACGCCGGCGGCGCGGCTGCGCTCCACCACGGTCATGATCGCGTCCCAATCAGCCTCCTCGGCCGTGACGGGCTGGATCACGTTGTGCGTCCAGTAGGTGCCATCTTCCATGTGATCGTCGCCGGACAGCTGCGACCCGCCCAGGATGAAGGTGTTGCGCCAGGGCTCATAGATTTCGACGTTGTGCCCGGTGGCCACCTTGACGGCGTTTTCGATCGCGTACTTGCTCACGCGCGGGCGCAGGGTTTCCGCGATGATGCGCAGCCGGTAGGCCTCGTCCAGCTCGCCGTTCAGGCGCACGAGGCCAAAGTAGTCCCCCCACACGTCCAGCAGCTCGGCGCTGGCCGTGCCCAGGTACAGCTGCCGCAGCGCAGTTACGCAATCCTCTCGCGCGTCCTCCAGCACGATGGCGAAGGCATCCAGCACCGAAAACAGGATCGAGTCGTAGGCGCGCAGCACGTCGCCGTTCGCGTCCGACTGGCGCGCGCGGCCCGCCAAGAGCGTATCGGCGGCGCGCTGGGCCATATCCGCGTTCAGGTAGACCACGCGGCAGCCAGCGTCCTCGATCTGGCCGGCCAGATCGGTCATGGTGATGCCCCGTAGCGCGATGGTGGCCAGCTGGGCGCCGGCCTCCGTCCCCAGCGTGAGCACCCGGTCCGCGATCGCCCAGGTGACGCGGCTCGGGTGGGTAATGCGCAGGGCGATTTGCGCGTTCGGGTTCTTGTCGAACGCGCTGTAGGTGAAGTCGAGGAGGCGATCAAGCATTCAGCCACTCCACGGTGAGCGTGCCCAGCTTGAGCACTTCGTTGGCGCCGCACACGATGTTCGTGTTGTTGTCGGCCACCGCCTTGAGCACGCCGGACAGCGTGAGGGCCGCGTTGGTGAGCTGGGCCACCTGCATCGTCTCGCCCGAGGCAATGGAATCGAATTGCGTGGTCAAGAGCGTGGCAATCTGGTTCTTCATCGCCGTAGTGCCGGCAAGGCCGGACGCCAGCGTGACGTGCAGCGACACGTTCACGATGCGCTCGGACATCGGCAATACGCGCCCTTCGACGCCGCCGGCGACGTAGCCCGGCACGGCGGTGCCGTCCGTGTCGCGGTAGCCGTCCACGATCTTCTGCGCGGCCGCCAGAAGGGCCGCCGACGGAACGCCCGAGCTGCCGTAGATGTAGACGTCAATCCGGCCGGGCACCTCGCTCGACCCCACGCGCGACACGTACTCGATCAGATCGCCCCGGCTGTTCTTGATCTGCGCCTGCTTGACGGCGTACCGGACCGAAACGCTGGTGCCGCGCGACAGCGACTGGATGAACTCGGCAAAGCGCGCCTTGCGCTCGGATTCGGTTTGCCCATCGTTGCCGCTCGTGAATGCCGGGTTGGTCAGCACCGACCCGATCGGGAATGAATAGCCCTCCGTGGACGTGATGGCGTTGGCGCTGACGTTGCCCACCGCGCCCTCGGTGGCGCACACGACGATGATGTCGACGGCCGTCGCGCCCACGGGCACCAGCTGGGCGGCCAGCGCGGTGAACTTGAGCGTGCCGGTGCTGGCGGGCGCCACGAACACCGTGCCGGCCGGGACCGTGAATGCGTCCACGATCGGGCCGCCGAATTGCACGTGCACGGTACCGCGCGCGGCAGCCGGGCCGACCAGGTCGAAGCCGAAGGCCTTGTAGATAGCCGTCGGGATCGCATCGAGCGTGCCGGCGAGCATACGCTGGTACAGCTCCTCGATTTCGATGGCGGGGGCCTCCAGCAGCGTGCGGATGGCCGATCCCACCTCGAAGTCGGTAATACGGGTTTGTGAGGCCCGCACCTGATTGGCCATCGAGGCCGTGATGGAAATGAAGTCTTTAAGCTGGAACGCGGTCATCAGAGCACCGTAGAAAAATTGAGGGGCCGGCCAGAGATGGGCACCACCTGCGACACGATGCGCAGCGCCGTGCCCTCGATCGTTGCCGTGCACGAGGCCTCGGCCACGCGCGAGTCCTCCAGCAGAGAGGATTTGGCGTACATGGCCGCCAGGGATGCCACGGCCGGGCTGAGCTTGCCGCCCTTGAGCTGGGGTGCGAAGTTGCCGTATTCCGGGTGGTAGGCCAGCTCACGCTTGACCACCTGCAGCCGGGTCTTGAGCGCTTGGAGTAGGTTGTCCATGCCGCCCACGATGGCCAGATCGCCACCATCGGCGCCCAGCTGGCCGCGCTCGATCAGGAGGTCGCGCCCGAACACGCCGTCCGGATCGGCGTCGGCGCTGACGTAGGCGGACTGGGAGGGCACCTTGATCAGGTCCCCGGCCACCAGCACGCCGTCGACGCGCTCGGTCTCGGTCTGGACGATGTAGGGCGGGCGTAGGCTGTTCAGGGTGGCCAGCTCGACCCAGCGCGCGGCCGTGCCCAACTCGCGCAGCGACAGGCGGCGCAGGTCGTCGCCGTAGCGGATCTCCGACAGGCGGACGTTCGGGGCGTCTTTCTCAAATGTAGGCAACGGTGGCCCCCATGATCTTCGTTTGGCCAGCGCCGGCCGCCGCGATCGCCGCGTTGACGGCTTCGGTCGAGATGGCGGCACCCGCGCCGATCGATTCGAGCAGGCCGGCCGTGGTGGTGGTGCTGGGCGGGTTGAGCAGGTCGACCGACGACAGCGTGTTGACGGCCGCCTCTGCCTGCGCACTCATCGACACGGGCGAGGCCTGCGCCGGGAACAGGGACGGGAACACGTTCACGTCCGCATACGGCGACGCCGGGCGGCCGCCAGCCGTCGAGGAGCAGTTCGAGGCGCCATACAGGGCCGAGTAGTCCGGCAGCGTGGTGGGTGCCTTGATCGCGTTGTGCAGGAGGCAGTTCGCGTTGTTCAGGGCGGCCTTTACCTCGATGAAGTCGCGCTTGACCGACAGCGGCAGCGAGCGCGAGGACGAGGCGATCGCCATCACGTTGGTCGACACCTTCGTGAGGTCGCGCGCCACCTCCAGCACCGGCGCAAAGGCGCTGCTGGAGACGTTCTTGCCGGCGGCGGCAAGCGCGCGCACGTTGGTGAGCGCCGTGCTGGTGAGGCCCAAGACCTGCTTGACGCCGCGCGAGAGTGGCCCGAGCGCGGTGGAGATATCGGCCTTGATGTTGGCGGCGAACGTGTTGATCTTGGCGATCGAGCCGGCCAGCGAGGAGTCCGCGGCGCCGATGTTGGTGCTCTTAGCCGGCTGGATCACGACGTCATCGGCCAGCTTGGTCAGGCTGATCTGGTACTGGGACAGCAGCGGCCGCGAGCGGTTGCGGCGCAGGTTGAACACCTGCGGGCCGACCACCCAGGCGAAGTCGTTGAGGCCATCGGAAAAGATCAGCTTGACGCCGTCCGGGTCCTTGCCCTCCTCCACGGCCTTCGCGCGCAGCTCGTGGTAGCGCTGGAACACGGTCTGGTGCAGCTTCTGGAACTGCTCGAAGCCGTCAGGCAGGCCGCCGGCGCCCCAGCCGGTGGTGCCGGAAATCGTGCACGTGGCCAGGCCGGGGCCGGCCGTATCCGCCCAGGCGCCGCCGAGAGTCTGGACCACGGCCATGTTGGACGGCTCGGACCGCACCAGATCCTCGGGGCGAATCGAGAGCGTGAAAACCTCCGTCGGCGCGCCGTGAACAGTGTCGTTCAGGGCGAACGCGATGGGGCGAAGTTCGGGGGCTTGGGATCGTGGCATGATCCCATCGTGCTGTCACGACCAGGGGCCGGGAAGGCCTCGAAATCAGCCGGGCGGGCCTGATTTATCCGTGCCGGATTTGACCAGCGTGTGCTTGTGTCCGGACAGCGAGACGCCCGAGCCGACCACGTCGCCCCCGGCATGCACGCCATCCCCGACGTCGACGCCCTGCCCCACCGTGAGGCCGCCATCAATCCCCACGTTCCCGGTAAAGCGGGAATCCGGCACGTCCACCAGCAGGTCGGGCGCCTTGAGCTCGGCACCGCCGCCCGCCAGCACGCGCACCTTGCCGTCCGGGTCGATGTCGACGGATGCCACGCCGCCGGCCTGCTCGATGTGAATGTGCACGCGCTGGTCGGTGTTGCGGCGCACCTTGAACCGGCCTTGGAAGTCCTTGCCGGTCAGGTCCTCGTGCGTGGGATCGGTGGCAATGCGCACGAACGCGCCGGATGGGTGGAACCACTCGGCGTTCCCCTGCCCATCGATCGTGTGATAGAAGTCCGACGGCGAGCGGTCCATGACGCGATCGGCATCCGGAAACAGCAGCTCCGAATCGGTGCCGTGCAGGAAGCCCTGCACGACCGGCACGCCGTCGTAGAAGGCCACGCACGCGATCAGCTTGCGCTCGCCGGTGGCCGGCACCGCGTACGGGTCGCCGCCGTCCTGCCCGGCCGGGATGGCGTGCCCGCTGCGGCCCGAATGGCTGCTCGCATGCTCGGCCATGACGCGCACGCCCGGCACGCGCTTGCCGCTGACCAGGAACAGCAGATCGGCCTTGCCGGTTTCAGGGTGGTACGCGGTAACGCGCGCGAGATTCATAACAGGCCTTTCATGTTGCGCTCGGCGTAGTAGCCGCCATCGTCGCCGGCGGCGCGCAGGGCGAAGCCGGTGCCGCGCTCGAACGAGAGCGTGGTCTTGAACGTGCCGTTGGGGATGAACTGGTGCGACACGGCCGTGACGTAGTGCAGCGCCGGCGCCAGGGTGCCGATCGCCGCGCTCACGTACATGCCGCGCTTGATGCGCTCGTTGCCGGCGACCACCATCTGCCCGTCTTCGAGGATCGAGTTGTCCTTGTTCTGCTCGGCCAGGACGCGGCGCCGCTCGGTGAGCCATGCGATCAGCCGGTCCGTTTCCGCCTGCGACTGTTCCGCCTTCATGGCGTCGGAATAGTCCTGTTCCGGCGCGCCGAGGGCGCTGGACACCTCCATTTTGCGAAAGCCGAAGCGCGCCGGGTGCGCGTTCACGTAGTCCATCAGAGCGTATTGCTCCACGTTGCTGGTGGCGGCCAGCTGGCTCACCTCGATGGTGTCCTGAATCTGCCAGCCGTAGTTACTGACCCAAAAATAGTTGGCCACGCCGGCATCGCTGCGGCCCTGCGTGATGCTTTCGATTTCCGTGGCCGGGATCTCGACGATGGAGTCGTTGGCTTCCTGCTGCGCGGCGGCATCGCCTTGGATCAGGTTGCCGTCCAGGTCCATGAAGCGGTTGGGCCGGATCACCAGCACCGACGTGCTGTCGCGGTCATCCACGAACATCTCGTTGAAGGGGCCGATGTCGAGGAACTGGGACAGCAGCTGCCGCACCGAGCCGTCGCTGAACAGCGACACCGACAGGGGCGACACGGTGCCGGCAATGGTCACTTCGGATTCCAGCTGGCCCAGCACCTGCGCGCCGACCAGGGCGCCGGTCGAGTCTCGAGTCAGGCGCGCCAGGAACGGGTTGATGACCTTTTCCAGCACCAGCTCGGCAAACTCCTTGGCGCTCATGATCTTCGCGTCCGCCAGCTCGGCATATTTCTGGAAGAACCGGAACTCGGACATGATGTTGTCCCCGATCACCGAGTTGTTCAGGTAGTAGATGCGGATGATGTCGAGCACCTTGCTGAAATCGGCGCCGCCCACGTGCACGCGGCGGTGCAGCTGGCCGCCCATGTTCGCGCGCGAGCGGTCCACGCTGGAAACGAACCCGCGCAGCACCACGGGCAGGCCACGCGAGTACTCATGCGGCGAGCGCGCCATGCGGATCTCGATGATGTCGTTCGGCTCGATCAGGTAGCACAGCGATTCGCCATACTCGGACACGACGCGGTCGACCAGCGCAAGGTTCCACGTGCTCGCGGCGCCCAGCTGGTGCCGGATCGTGACCGGCTCGCCGGTCACAAGGTAGGCCGTCAGGTCCAGGCTCGTGAGCTCCTGATACCGCGCGGCCGCCTGCTTGCCGGTGGCCAGCGCACCGCGCCGCGCCGTCTTGATCAGGCGCACCTCGATCTTCGGCGAATAGGTCCGGATCGTCATTGGCGCGCCCCTGCCGGCACCGGGCCGCCGCCGATGTGCACGCGCGCGGGCGCGGCCAGCGGCTCGCCCGTTTTTTCGCTACGCACGATCACGTCCACCACGTGGGATTGCGTGCCGCCGCCGGCGCGCACGTTCGAGCTGCCGGCCGCTGCCGGGATGCTGCCGAACGCGGCGTCGTACAGCGCCATCGAGTTGTCCGCGTACTGCTCGGCGCTTTTGCCGCTGCCGTTGTAGTTCCGGAAGGCGCCGCGCAGGCTGCCGCCCGATCGCCGCATGGCATCCGCGAACACCTCGGCGCCGGCCATGATGTTCGTTTCCGGGTCCTCCACGTTGTCATCGTTGATGCCGCGCGCCCCATCATAGCGGCTGTTGAGCTGCATGATGCCCCGGTCCAGGGTGCCGTTCGGGTTCTTGTGCAGCGCTCGATTGAACAGCCCGGATTCCTTGACGCCGATGAGCTTGAGCAAGCGCCAGTCGACGCCCGTTTTCTTGCCGGCGCGGCGGAAGATGTCGTCGTACGGGCTCGCGGCGCTCAGCTGCTGGGCCTGCTGCGCGATCTGGCGCGAGGATGCCTTGCTCAGCCCGCTGGCGAGGCTGCCGCCATTACCAGCGGTGTCCGGCGCCTTGGACGAGATGTCGGCGTATTGCTCCTCCAAGCTGGCGTGAAACTCTTTCGTGTAGTCGTCCGGATTGGCGCGCACCTTGGCCAGCATGGCGCCGATCGCGGCACGCCGGTCAAGGGGCGTGCCAGCCCCCTGCAGCTGGTTGGTAAGCACGGCGCGCGCTTTTTCGGTCGCGCCATAGGCGTCCTTGAACTTGCCTCCTGTGAGCGCGTTCGCCACTGCCGCTACGGCCTCGCGGATCGAGTTCGTCATGGGAATCAGCTTCGTGGCCACGTCGGTAGCCAGATTCTCCAGGCTCGCCATGTTCTTGCGGGAGACGTCGCCGTCCGTCATCTCCATGCCGTACTGCGGCGCCAGGCGCATGAGCACCGTTTTCAGGTCCTCATTGTTCTCGCCCGGCTTGGCCAGGGCGCCGTCGAGCATCTGGCGATCGCCATCGCTCATGCCCTGCGCCTTGAACCACGCGGCCTTGCTGCGCAGCTGCGACGGGTCGCCGTACTCGATGTCGAGCACGTTGCGCAGGGAGGTGCCGTTGAGCTTGGACGGGTCGATGTCGTATTTACGTGCCACGCCCATCATGGTGTCGCTCAAGCTGCCGCCGTGCAGGCTCGTCACCTGTTGCAGCATCGCGGCCTGCGAATCGGACAGGCCGAACAGACCCATCATGTTCTTGCGCTGCATGTCGCCGCTCATGCCGCCCATCTGGCCCATGGCGAGGTCGAAGAACGTGCGGCTGCCGCCCTGCGCCGCCAGCTTGCGATAGCGCTCCTGCGTGGCGCCGTCGGCCGCCTCGTAAGCCGCGCTGCCCTTGCCGAACACCTGCGCGGCCGTGCCGAACATGCCGGCGTCCTGCATGAAGCCCATGTCGACGGACGTCATGCCCGGCATCGCGCGCTGCAGGGCCCCGAGCAGGAAATTGCGCTGCGCTTCGCCGCCGGTGTGGCGGAACGAGGCGTCGATGGTGCTCAACATGCCAGCGGCGCCAGCCGGGTCCAGGCCGGCCTGCCGCATGTTCAGCAGGTTGCCCATGGCGCCGACGTACCCGCCTGTATTCGCTGGCGACAGCGCGGCGCTCGTGGCGATCTTCGTGTACGTGGACACGGCCGACAGCACCTCGTCGGCTTTGCTGAACACGCCGGCGCGCGCGATCGCCTCGCCCAGCATCATGGCGATGCGGCGGTTGTCGGCGTCGCCGCTGCTCACTTTTGTGTTACGCATCACGCCAAAGAAGCCGGCGCCGGCCTCCGGGTCCAGGCCCAGCATGCGCGCGAAGCCGCCCGCGCCGCGCAGCTCGGACGTGAACTGGCGCGAGCTCAGCCCGTCGGCACCGGACGTGTGCAGGTAGGTGGCGGCCAGCTTCGAGCCGTCGCCAAAGGACAGGTCGAGGTTCTTGGACGCGCCGCGCACGGCCTCGCGCAGCTGGTCGAACGTGCTGCTGGTGGCGCCCATCTGGCGCAGCATGTCCGAGTAGCCAACGCCCTCCTCCTCGGCCGTGCCGATCTTCGCGCGCGTGGCTTGGATGCCGCGCACGGCCGCATACGCGAGTCCAGCGACACCCAGGCCGCCGGCGAGGCGCGATATGCCACCGAGCGACAGCAGGCCGCCAGCAGCACCACTTGCCGAGCCCAGCGCACCTTGCGCGATCGAGCCGCCCACGCCGCTGCCGGCCATGATCGCGCCACCGACGCCGCCGCCCGCGCGCCGCATCATGTCGGCCATGAAGCGCCCGAAATTCTGCTGGGCTGGCGCCGGCGCGCCACCAGGGGCGTGCAGCCCGAGCTGGCGCATCATGTCGTTGAACTGGCGCCGCGCCGCGACCTCGTTGTTGCCGAGCGATCGCCAGCCGCCGCCCAGCAGCGATTCCATGCTGACGCCCTGCAGCTTCTTGCGCATGGCCGGGCTGGCGTTGTTGTCGCGCCAGAACGAATAGTCCTTGCCGAACTCGCCAGCCTGCGCCGCGCTCATGTTGTAGCCGTTCTTGGCCAGGGCCGCCTGCAGGCGCTGGGCCTTGGCCAGCTCGTCGTTCAGCTTCTTGGCGTCGGCGGCCGCCTTGCCCATACCGGCGCCGGCCTTGCCGCCAGCCGCGCCCAGCGAATCCTCCAGCTTCTTCGCGTTCTTGGCCGCGTCGCCCAAGCCATCGACGAGCTTGTCGAGGCCCTTGGAATCCAGGCCCTGCCCCAGCGCATCCTTGAGGTCTTTGCCCAGGTCATCGACCTCTTTTTTCACGCCCGAGAGGTCGGCGCTGATGGGGATTCTAATTCCGCCGGTCATCGATTAAATCCTCGAAATCATCACTTGGCGGGGCGGCATCCGTCGGCTCGGGACGCTCGATCCCGAACAGCTCGTCCATCCGCTCCTCGTTTTCATCAAAGTTCTCGTCCACGACCTCATCGGGCACGCCCTTCTCGGCGTAGTGGTGCGCCCAGTACAGGGTCAGGACCTGCTCATCATCAAGCGCCAGCCAGCGCGGGTCCGTCGGCAGGACGTTGTAACGGCTCTGCACCGAGAACTGCACCGTCTGGTGCAGCCGGCGCGCCACCTTCTTGGCCCGCTGCTCCATGTCCTTGAACGACCGGGCGGACTCGAAAGGAGTCTAGTTTTTCCTTCAAGGCGATGTAGAGCTGGAAGATCGAGGTTTCCAGCTCCGGATTTTCCGTCAGGTCGATGGCCTCGATGTCTTCCCAGCCGGGCGGGCAATCCACCATCAGCGCGCCATAGCACGCGACCAGATCGGCGTGCGTGCGCATCACCTTATCCTGCTCGTCACCCTGACTGTTCGGGCCCAGGATGCGCGAGACGATCGCGTCGATTTTGATCTGCGCGCCGTAGTTCTTGCGGTTGAAGCGGAACACGCCGACCCCTTCGAGGGGAACGGTAAAATCATTCGGCTTTGGCTGGTTTTTCATATGAATTGGATGGGAAATTAGGGAAGTTGGCGGCCCAGGATGCGGGCGGCGCGCGCACGGCGCTCCCAGTCCTCGGCGCATTCTTTGCAGCAGAAAACGTCTTCGGATTCGAGGCTCAGCGCCTCGCCGCAGTCGTTGTGACAGGACAGGCCGAGCTCTTGCACTTCGGGATCGTCGCGGCCGCGCTGGGCGGCGATCTGGCGTGCCTCGGCCAGCTTCTTGCGCTTGAGGTCGATGACCGAGACGGGACGGCGCGCGGCGTAGATGTTGGCCTCGCGCTCGATGGCTTCGTAGTTGGATGCGATATCAGTGGTGTCCATGATGGGGTTCCTTTACTCCATGGAACCCCATCATGGCGTCACGACCTGACGTACTGGAGGAGGTAAATCAGGCGTTCCAGGGCGCGCCGTGCGGTGAGGCCAGGGAGCACGCGGCCACCGGCTTTGTTCCAGAGGCAAAAGGCGTCAGCCGCCGCCTGCAGCTGGCCCCGCGTGGTGAAGCGGGCGACGGATGACACGCCGAAGGCGCCCAGGCCGATGTTATAGGCGAGGCTCGTGCACGCGGCCGCGCGCTCGGTCTCCAGCAGGTGCAGCGCCGGGCACTTGGCGTACACCTTGGCCAAGAACAGCACCAGCTTGTGGCGCAGGCGCAGCTCGGCATATTCGGGCGTCCACACGTCGCCCTCGTTGACGCCCTCGGTTTCGCCGTAGCCGTTCGTCCAGGGCTTGCCGGACAGGCCGCGCAGGTCGGCCGGGATCTCGGCGCGGCCGGCCATGTAGGCCTTGAGCAGGCCAGCTTTGGCCAAGGCAGCGTAGAGCGGCGAGGCCGGGTCCGGGTAGGCGCGCAGCGCCAGGCCCTCGGACTGCTTGACGAGCCCCACCAGCAGCTCGAAGGCCTCGGACGGCTTCATTTCTTGGCCCGCTCGAACGTGCGCCCGACGAACCAGAAGCCCAGGATAGCCGACAGGATCGCGGCGTCCTCGGTTGTCCAGCACTGGATGATCGAGGCCCAGGGGTCGCTCGTGCGCAGCGCCACCACGATCATGGCCGTCTTGACGATGCCGTAGCAGCCCAGGAAATAATAGGTGGTGAGCGGGCGCACCAGCATGTTGAGGGCGTCAACCCACCAGATGCCGACCTTCTGCATCTGGCTTTGCAGCGCGGCCGACGTGGCGTCCATCATCTTGAGGGCCGTGCTGATGTCGCCTTGCAGTTGGGACTCGCTCATGGTCGCCGCGTGCTGGGTGTTGATTTCGGCGGTGCGGTTGGCGCCTTTCAGCGTCTCCAGCTGCACCTGCTTGTCCATCATGGCCAGCTCGTGGCTGTTGTCCGAGCGCTTGTTGAACAGCGTCAACAGCTCGGGCAGCATGCGCATGAGGCCGCCGCCGAGGGCCGACAGAATCGTGATCAGGGTCATTTGAATCTCCAGGTGGGAGCCGCCACGGGCGCGCCGTGGCGGCGGGTGGATTACAGGCCGGTACCGCTCACGTCCAGCGCGGCGAACTGCGCGTTGCTCGTGACGATGCGGTGCGCGGAGACTTCGACGCTGCCGCCGGTGTAGGTACAGCCCTTGTACTCGCGCAGCACGTCGTTCTCGTCCTTGCCGTAGGTGGTGAACGTGAACACGTTGCCCTTGAGGACGACGTCGGAGTTTTCCGCCGTGATGCCGGCTTGACGGCACAGATCCTTGATCAGCACCATCTTGGACACGCTCAGCGAGTGGCGCGCCTGACCGGGCACGTACTCGACCACTTTCGCATCACCGATGCCCGACGCCGGCTCGTGGCCGTAGTCGTCGCTCATCTGGACGCTTTGCACCAGCCCGATATCCTTGCCGTCGAACGAGACGACGGTGCGATTACCCGAGCGGACTTTCAGATTTTTCTGCATGTTTCACCTTTGAAAGTTACGCCGAAGCCGAGCCGCTGTACGGGACAGCGGCCACCTCTTGCAGCACATAGTTGGTCGGCAGCACGATGGCCGCCTCGTAGGCGATCCGGATGGCGGTGCCATCGATCCAGCCTTTCAGCTTGCGATACGGCGGGTTATCCGCATCACCGACGATCACGCCAGGGCCCATCGGCTCAGCCACCGCGCAGGCGTCCAGGGCAGCGCGGACGTACGTCAGCGCGTTGTTCAGGCTCATCGGCCCGAGCTTCTGGCCGCGCACCTTGTCGGCCGCTTCCTGCGCCGAGCGGCGCACGTAATCGGCGGCAGAGCCGGCCGAGACTTCGGTGCGCAGCAGGTTGTCCGGGTTCGAGGTGTAGGTCGTGACCGACTGGACCACCTTGACGGTGCCGTTATCGTCTTCCAGCGGCAGCACGCCCGCCTGCAGCAGCGCATCGGTGTCGGTCGGGTTAGCCAGCTTGCGCTCGACGCCCTGCACCTTGAGCGACTTGGCGGTCAGCGGGGTGCCCGGCGCCATGCTCGCGGCCATGCCGGCCAGGATTGCGGCGACGACATACGGCGGGTACAGCGTGAGCTTGTTCTGGCCGTTGTAGTCGTACACGCCCAGGTGGGTATAGGCCGTGCGGTCCGAGTTGAGCACGGCGGCGGCGGCGCTGGCCACCGCGTCGGTGGTGCCGACATCGGGACCCACGAACGAACGGCGCATTTTCTTGGTGGCGTTCGACATGAACACGCAATGCGCGTCGACCATGGCGTGCACGGCCGGCAGCGGCGACAGCGCGGCGATCCACTGCACGTCGTCCTTCTTGAGCACGTCCAGGGCGCTCTGCCATTCCGCGTTCGTGACAACGCCGTCGGATGCGCCGGACAGGTACGTGAAACCGACGTTCGTCGGCGGGGCGCCAGCGCCGACCGGGCGCGAGGCATCCACGAAGCCCTCGGCAATGCCGTTGAACCAGTCGATGCACGCCTGCAGGTGCGCGGTGACGCTGACGGCTGCGCTCTTGCAATCGGTGGCGGCCATCGTGTCCAGGCCGTTCAGGGCTGGTTTCGTGCCGTTGTTGTCCAGCACCGACGCGGAAAAGCCCGGCTCGGTGTTGATGCGGTCGACCAGCTCCTGAATCGTCGGGAAGTCGTTCAGGTCCAGGGCCGTGTTGGTGGCGCCGTAGATCAGCGTGACGGTGGTGTTGGCCACGGCGATGGTGGCGGTTGCCTGCGCGCCCGTGTAGCGCACCGACAGCGCATTGCGCGCGATGTTGTCGCCGCTGTAGTAGTTGTTGCCGTACTGGGTGGTGAGCTTCTTGCCCGCGATCGAGCCGGATTCTACCTTGTACTTGATCGAGTTGTTCGGGCGGCCGTAGTCGGTCGACACCAGGGCGATCGATGGCTGGGTCGCCGCGTCCTTGAGCGTGGCCGAGGCCTGCGTGGCCGGGTTCACGCGCACGAATTTCACCGTCGACGGGGAACCCGCTTCGCTCGACGAGGCAAACGCCTTTTCGATCGCCTTGAGGGTGCTGTCGTCGCCCTTGAGGGTGTTGCGGGCATCATCCGGCGAGCTGAACGACAGCACCGTGAACGGCTTGCCGCCGGCCGAGCGGCCTAAAATCGCGACGGCGTTGCCGGTGCCGGCGCTCGCCTCGTACATGGCCGCATCGTTGATGGCCGACGCGCTCGTCGGGGTGATCAGCTGGCGGCCGCCAAAATACACTTTCGACATGGTTTCTCCTTATGCCGGGCGGTTGATAAATGCGTCGAAGCGCAGCGCGTACGCCGATTCGACGTCCACGACGCGGCCGGCAAGCGCTTCTTCCGCATGAAAGGCGCTGATCAGCTCGACGCGGCGGTCGACGGCCGACAGGCGCGTGCAGTACTCCTCCAGCGACAGCGGGATTTCCTCGTTTTCCAGCGCGCCTTGTGCGGCGCCCTCGTCATTGGTGGCGGTTTTGGGCATCTGTTTCCTCATGAAAGTCAGAATTGATAAAAATCTGCCTCGGCATCCGTCACCACCGGGGAACGGACCTCCACAGCAGCGGGAGCGATACAGTTGATCGTGCAAGTGGCCTGATACATCGGCATCTGGTAGGTGTTCATGTCGTCGACGTCCGCGAAGGACGGCTCGATCAGCGACATGCCGGCATCCTCGAAGATCGGCAGGTTGGCCAGCATCACGGCCTTGAGGGCCTTGCGCAGCGCGATGCGGGCGTCGCCGTTGTTGCTCCACACGATGACGAGGATCGAGTGGCGCGACAGCCATCCCTCGCTCGAACCGACCTCGATGTCATCCCCGATCCCCAGCACCTCATCGGGCGCCAGGATCTCGCCCACGAAGCGGTCGGCCGGGGCATCGTTCTGCTGGTGCACGCTGACGAACGGGAATGAGCAGTCCTCCAGCGCCGGCGTGGCCAGCAGCACGGGAATGTGGTTGTTCGGGTGGCGCAGCACGCCGCGCGTGCGCAGGGCCTCTAGGCCCGCGTCCAGGCGCTGCTGCACGAGCTCCAGGGGATCGCACGAGATGTCCGCGAACGTGGCCGCCGGCGTGACGGCGCGCGAGTCGGCGGCGACCCAGGCGTCGTCGACGAGGTAGAACGGGCGATAGAAGTACTGCGTGCCGTTGGCCAGGGCGGCCGTGTCGATGAACTGGCGCGCCAGGCCGTCGAACACCACGTTCGAGCCCGGATCGTCGGCGGCCGCGATGGTGTCCGCGCGCTTGCGCAGCACGCGGCAGCGCACCGCCTCGTCGGGCGGCGCCAGGAACACCTGCACGGCATTGCCGGCGGCCAGGGGAGCGATGTACGTGATCATGGAACGAATGATCCCGTCACGACTCAGCGCGGTGCTATTGACGAGTCCGCGCACTGCGGATTATTGTCAGGTATGCAATCTGGAATCTACCTCATCACCTGCCGCCGGCCCGGTGCGCTGCCGCTTTACTACGTAGGACAGTCCCAAGGGTGCGAAAAGCGATTTGCCCAACACCACGCAGACCTCCGAAGCGGCCGGCATGCCAATAAACACATGCAATCGGCTTTTGTTAAATACGGAGAGACATCATTCACGATGGAAGTCCTAGAGCATGTGGAGGCCGCTGATCTAAATCATGCAGAACAATGGTGGTTAGACGAAATGGTTGGGTATGCGCGAACTCTAAACGTAGGTATTGATGCGACTAGCGGAATGCGTGGAAGATCGCACACTGCAGAATCAAAATACAAATTATCGCAAAAGAGTAAACAGAAAAAGCTGTCGCCCGAGCATTTGAAGGCGCTCATCTTAGGTGGGGTAAATAGAACCCGGCCGCCAGAAGAAGTTGAGCGGCGACGAATGGCGCAACAAGGTCGAATATTTTCCGACGAACACAGGAAGCGAATGTCAGCTGCTGCGAAAGACAGGAGGGCCAGCGATGAGCACAGGGAAAATATATCTAAAGCAATGAAAGCAAACCACCCAATGGCAGGAATAAATCGTTCCAATCACCCCTTATCGAAAAAGGTGATTGGAACGAATAAGCTCACTGGAGAGGAAATAACTTTTGGCAGCACGCAATGCGCAAAGGATGCCGGCTTTTCTGGATCATGCATTTCATTGGCGTGCAATGGAAAGCTGAAAAGTCACAAAGGATACACGTGGCGCTATGCTATGTGAGATGGGCAATTGCCTGCTCAAAGACTTTCGGCGCATCCAGCGCAATACCATCTCGGACTTTTTTCGCAATATATTGCCCAGGTTGGGCCGGGATGATCCATCCCGTGCTTTTCTCCGACATCACCCTGAACGTCATATAGGTTGAAGATTTGCCCTTGCCGGCGGCAGTCGAAAATCTCACCATGCTCGCGTACGGGTCCGTGACGTGATACGGCTGGAGCTTCGGTGCGAGGCCCGCCGGCAGCCGTGCGCCCCACGAGTACTGCTGCTGCGGCACCGTGATCGGTTTCTTGCTCTTGAGGCCGATCGCGCCGGTACCGGACAGCCGCGACACCGTGCCGGTGATGACCGACGGGTCCAGGCGCTTGGCCTTCTTGTACACGTCCGCCGGCATGGCTGGCGCCAGCGCGATGTTCCCAGGAGTATTGTGCCGGAATGGGATTATGAGGTAGCGAGTCCCATCCTTTTTCGACACCCTGACCCGGAGCGACGTGTCGAGCATGCGCTTGAGGTCGCGCGCCGGGCGGCCCGTCTCGATCTCCTCGGCCTTGTCGTACGTGGCCGACACCACTGCCTCGAAATCGCTGGTCATCAGCCAGTTGATGGACTCGATGTAGGCCTGCTTCTCGCCGTTCCACAGCTTGGCCTTGGCCACGCCGTCCTTCCAGCGGTAGACCGTCTCCGATGCCACCGCCTTGACGGCCTGATGGACGGTGGGCAGCACGTAAGCGTTGATCGCGCTGCCCAGGCCGCCCATCAGCTCGGACAGGTCGATGCGGATCTGGTACTGGGACGCCATCAGCTGTTGGAGTACATGTCGAAGCGGCGCAGCACCACCTTGCGCGGCAGCGCGGCGCCGGCGTGGTGCGGGCGGTCCCACGCCGTGCTCGGGAATGCGTAGTACTCGGCGCGGCGCCGGCCGGTGATGGAGAACGTGACGCCGTCGGGCAGCTCGACGCCCGACCAGTCCAGGGTGCCATCGGACATGATCAGCGGCAGCGGCGCGTCGACGACGTTATCGCCATCGATGTACAGTACGGTCTCGAGCTCGACCACCGCGAACCGGATCACCTCGTTGACGCCCTTGACGATGTTCTGGCTGAACGGTTCGGTGCGGTTCAGGAACAGCACGCGGTCGAATGGGCCGATCGCGTACATGGGCGAATCCGACGGCACGGATACGACGATGTCGCCCTCGGCGTACATGCCGAAGTTCACCCATTGCTTCTGCACGCTGCCGCCGGCGACGCCCGTACGCGCCGCGACCTCGGCCATCCAGATGCGCCCCTTGCCGTCGCAATGCGGGCACGTGAACGCGGCCTGCCCCGAGTTCGGGTTGACGCACGGGCAGGCGCGCGCGCGGCGCCACATGACGTCCTGCCCGATGTTATTGAGGAAGGCGTTAAATTCGCTCGGCTCGAAGTTCACAGCACACCCCACACCGGACCGTTCATCTTCTGTTTCAGCACCTTCAGTTCCTCGTCCAGCTCCTCGCGGAATTTGCCGGCGTCCAGGCTCTTGGACTGCGACAGGCCGTCACCGGAGATGGAGGCCGACTGCGGCGCGAATTTCAGGTAGCGCAGCATAGCCATGCGCATGATCAGGTCCATGATGGCGGGCATGTACGGGCTGTCCGGCGTGAGGCCGGCGCGGTAGCGCACGCGCACCAGCTGCGGCACGTTGCCGCCGCGCGCCATGATATTGGCCGTAATCAGGGACGGCGCCATGACGCCGGCCATCGTCGGCTGCGGCGCGAACTGAATGATGCCGGCCTTGAGGTCGGGGTAAATCCAGTCCTTCGGCACCTCGTAAATCGTCTCGTTCAGGCTCGGGTAGACGAACTTGACTGAGACGACCTCGATCAGCGGCCGGCGCGCGATCTTGATGGTGCCCCACTGGAACGTGCCGAGCATGGCGCTGTCCAGATCGTAGCCGGGTTCCACCTCCCAGCGGCGTCCGCCCAGTGCGGCGATTTCGTCGGACGTGGGCGGAACCAGGGGGAACACTTCGACAGGTTCCAGGGACACGCCCAGGCGCGTGGCCACGTCGACCTCGGCCGCCTGCAGATTGCGCCAGATCGAGGATTCGCCAGGTTTGATGCCGCCCAGCAGGCCGACGATCAGCGGCAGGCGTTCGTTCTGCATCTCCTCGATGGCCTGCTTGGAATCCAGTATTGACATGTTTTATCCGATGAGAAAGTTACAGAATCAGCGTCTCATTTGCGGCCAATGTTCGAATGTTCCCATTGACCAGCACCAGCGGCACGCCCTCGTCGGCAACACGTTGCTGGATGCGACCCATGTACAGAACCAGCGGCTTGTTGTTCGTGCCGACCAGCGCGTCGACGATTTGCGTAATCTGCGCCCCCACCATGATCAATGCGCGCTGCGTCGCGGTCGTATTTGGAATCCACATGCGGCGGGAAGATGCCTTGAACAACTGCCACGGGTTGTCGGCGAGCGATACCATTTCCGCGTCCGTCAGTGCTCTCACCCATACCACGACGAGCATCAGCCCGCCGGTGTTCCACAGCTGGGTTCCCGTCTGACGAGACCCGACTCGTAGCGCTATGCTGACAGTGGGGGTAACCGGGGTTCCCGTCAGCGCAACGCCGGGAATGAGCGTGCCGTTCTGGAAAGCTGCTGTTCTCGTGGGCGAGACCACTCCGCCCATGGTGAAGCCTCGTGACATTTCTGCCAGCGTCAGAGCCACCGGGGAGGTTGCCCGTCCAGTGGGGGAGTTGCTGGAGTTAAACGGGATCAGGTCTACCTTGCCGCTGTCTACTCGAAACTGGAAATACCGGCCCGCAGAGTTATCCATGTCCAGTGCAGACTGGGTATTGGAAGTTGATGTGCAGCTTCCTACCGCGAACAGAGAGTAGCTCGGGGAATCAATCGCCCCCCTGGTCGTTAAGTCGTACATCGCTCCGGTTCCAGCAGCGATTCGCCCTCCCGTACCGAGGGGTGTGTTGAATTGGACTACATTCGCCGATGCGTACGGGACGGTAGATCGCGTAACTGTGCCTGCGCTCCCATCCGTAAAGGCGTAGAAGCCATACGCCGCATCCGAGTGCACCAGGCAGACGGTCATATCCCGTGCGATCGGGTTATCCCAGTCGATGTTCACAGCCTCTCCTGGCAGAGGCTGTGTCGTACGAACACGGCGCTTTACTGGCGTGACCATTACGTGTACTGGGCCGTCACACCCAGGCCTTTAAGCGTCCAGCCGCTGTTGATCGTAACGCCAGAACGATTGATGATATAGACGTTGTACACGAATGGCTTCAGCAAAACATCGCCGGACTGCAGCACGAGCGAAGCGCCGGCCGTCGGTGTTTTTGGGAACACAAATACCCCTGCCCGCAGCTGGAACGGAATGTAGGAGGCACCGGCCGTCACATCGATGTCCGGGAACGTGACCCCGCCGTCGATGGACGGCACCAGATAGAGGTCAGCCGCAGTGGAGCCCGCCACCAGGCCCGTGGTTGTTGCCACCGCTGCGGTCAGGGAAAATGCGGCCTCCAATGCCTGCGCAAACCCGGCAGTACCGCTATCGCGGCAGTCAATTTGAGCCGCAAGACCTGCCGAACCTCCGGTAAGCGCGGAGCCCGTGGTGGTGAGAACATTAAGCGCGCCCTCTTTCCATTTAATAGTTCCTGCCATCATGCGCTCCAAGCATCGAGGATTTGTCGGGTAGATGGCACTGGGATACCCAGCGCTTCGGCCCGACTGGCCGGCACCGTGGCCAGCTGATAAAGGGCATCCACTTCCGCCTGCGTCACAATGCCGGACGTAACCCAGGCAGCCAACATGTCTTGCAGATCCGTGCTTTCAAGATGAATCGGATCTCCGCATGCAAAAGAGTCGCGAATTACCAGACACGAGGCCCGGCACGGATGGTCAACACTATTGCCCACGTCGACAATGCGGGCGTACGGTCCGAGCGCCGCCCACGCCTTTGCCGTGGTTGTGCGCAGCGGTCCAACCATGGTTGTTGACTGTTCAGACAGCAGGTGAACGACGCGCGCAGGGTCGTCCGGGAGGTGAGCTGCGTAACCACGCCCCTCCGGGTCCGCAATCAATTCAGCGCGCAAGGCGCTTTGCTGTTCAGGCGTCATGACTTAGGCCAGCGTGATCGGATCGAACGACTGGAAGTTGATCGCGGTGGCCGATACAGCAAAGCCGAGCTTCTGCACCACGTTGCCCGAGGCGGTCGGCGCTGCGGCGCCCGCTTTGCCTGCGGTGGTCTGCAGGAACACCTTGCCCGCCGTCTGGCCGGTCACCTGCGTGTTGGTGCCTTCAAAGTAGACGGTTGCCGTCGCGCCCTGTGCAACTGCGGCCAGGACGAAGCCGTGCGCCTCTTTGCCGGCGACAGTTGCATCCGCCTTGCGCACCTTCGGGCCAGAGCTGTCGAACACGTTGACGAAGTCGCCGGCGGCCAGCGCCTCGGATGCGGAGATTGCCGCCGTATCGGCACCGATGCCGGTCGGCATGACGGTCGGGTCCAGGCGGCCCGAGCCATCCAGCTGGACGATCTTGCCGGCAGCCGAGCTAACGGTTGCGTTCAAGATCGTCGGGTCCAGCACGCCGCTGGCATTCAGCGCCGGCACCTTGTCCGCATCGCCTGCGCCAGCCGAGGTGATAACGGCGGCCTCCTCCGTGAGTTGGCCACTGACATTTTTCAGAAATTTTTTGGTCGAATTGGTGCCCACTTATGGCTCCTTTAGGCGGTGAGAACGATTGGCTCGCGAAGATTCACGAGCAGTACGGTGCTGGAGATAGGGAACCCCACCACCATGGAAAATTTCGATTCCGGCAGGGCCGGCGCCTGCTGCGTGAGCAAGCCGTCGATGCCCAGGTAGACCGGCTTGCTGGCATCCCAGGCCCATGACGGCTCCTCGATCTGGTCGAAGTTCTGGACGCGGCAATCCGCGTCGACGTCGACCGCGCCCAGCGTGATGCCGACCACCCGACCCATGTGCGACAGGTCCGCAGCGCTGGCATACACCAGCTTGCCGGCGGCGTTGAGCGTGACGACGCGGTGCCCGCCGATCGCGATGCCGGCGGGGTATTCGAGGGTCGTGCCGCCGGGCGCTCCCGGCTTGCCTTGTGGGCCGGCGATGCCCGGCAGGCCCTGTTTGCCACCCTGCGAAACGATGCGGATGCGATCGCGAGCGACTACAAGCAAATTACTCATTGATCGTCTGTGCCCCCTCAAAAGAAACCTTGAACTTGAACAGGCAGTCGGTATCCCCGTTCGGGTAGAGCAGGAAGAAATCGGCCACACCCGCGCCGGTGGTGAACTGCATGGCCGCCGTCGCCGCGCTGGGAATGTAGAGGTCGATGTCGCCCGGCGCGCCGTTGAGGACGATGCCGCCGTTCTCGGTCGAAAGATCGTGGATCAGCGCGCCGTTGAGGGCATCGCGGATCTGCATGTGCGCGCGGAAGCCGGTCAGGTCATACGGCTGCTTGAACCGATCCTGAAAGTTGAACCACAGGCGGAACGTCGCCCCCTGCTTGATCAGGATGTCGATGACGGGAATGTCGTTTTCAGAGGTAGGCATGGCTGTATCCAGGGCTCGCGCGAATCACATTGATCATGGCGTCACGACCATGAAAAAGGGCGAGCCAACGGCCCGCCCTTTTCGCCACCCCAGGATCGGGAATTACTTCGTGGCGCCCGGCTTGCGGCCAGCCTTCTTGGCGGCAGCATCCGCGCCCGCCGCATCGCCGGCGTCGCCCGCATCGCCGGCCGGGCCCTGTTGCGCGTCGCCGCCAGCGCCTGCGGTGTCGCCCGTCGCACCGGCGCCTTCGCCCGCGCCCTGGTCGCCGCCGACGGCTTCCGTGGTTGCAACAGCCTTTGCGGCGGCCAGCTGGGCCGCCAGCCGGCCGGCCAAGCCGGTATCGCCCAGCAGAACCGGGTTCGGATCGAACGGGCTGGTGGCCTGCAGGTTCAGCACGCTGCCGTCCGGCAGGGGGATATTCATGCTCAGCACGCCGTCATCGCCCACGGTGCCGGTAATCGCCGGGATCGTGCCGCCGAACACCTTGGCGAAGGGGGAAACATCGACGGCCGGGGCGCTCGATGCCGCGACCAGCTGGGCCGCGTCGTTGGTGGCTTCCTCGGCGCCCATGATCTGGAAGCCAGGGATGGACAGGAAGATGTCGAGCATGTCGCCTTCGACCGGCTCGACGGACACCATGCGGCCGTTCTCGTGGCGTGCGAAGTGGACGCCGTTGACGTTTTCGGAGGTGTTCGGGTGGGTGCTTTCGATGAAATGCATTTTTAATTCCTATGAATTTGGACGTAAAAAAGTGGGGCGCGCAGCCCCACTTTCACACCGATCAGCCGATTAGAACGGCTTCCACACCTGCGTGCGGCTGATGATGTTTTTGATCACGATGTGCTGCCGGCGCTTGGTGATGCGCAGGTAGCCGCAGATCATTTGCAGCCACGGATCGATCGGGCTGTTGACGGCCGCCATCGGGATCTTGATCATCGGCATGAACTGCTTCCAGCTGATCGCGTGGTCCGACGCCGACAGGTTCAGGATGTAGGCGTTGGTCGAGCCCGGAACTTCGCGGTTCTTGTCCAGGAACACGGTGGTGGCGCCGGTCTTCGGGATGCGGCACATTTCGCGCATGTCCGACAGGGCATTGGTGCCGCCGCGACGCGAACGGTAGATCACGTAGCCGGTTTCATCGCCGCCGCCAGCAGCGGTGATGGTCAGGGCGACATTGCCGCCGGCGGCCACGGCTGCCTGCGCGGTGGCGATCGCGGTCGACTGGCCGGCCTTGCTGATGCCCGTGACAGCGTAGTAGTACTGGCCAGCGTTGTCAGCGGTCCAGGCCGAATCGGCGCCGCCCGAAGCGTTCACGGCCACGGCCACGGCGCTCGGCTTGTTGCCGGCCAGCTTGGCCGCGATCTTGGCGTGTGCACCAGGGCGCAGCTCGAAAACGCGCTTCATCTTCTCGTCGCGGATGAACACGTCCTGCGAGGTGGCGATGTCGCCCCAGGCGGTCTTGATCGCCTGCACGTGCGCGCCGTAGGTCAGGTTCTTGCCGCTCGAATCCAGCGAAACGCGGAAGGCCGGGTCCAGGTGCGTGTTCAGGTCGGTCTGCACGGTGCCGGACATGAAGATGTCGGTCGAGGTGCCGAAGTTCTCGATGCCCCACACGGTTTCCGCCGCCTTGCTGATCGGGTCCATGCCATCCAGGGCGCCGCCTTTCAGGTCGATGATGTGGTCAGCCGAGCCCAGGAGCTCCATCTGCGTTTTCAGGCCGTTGAACTCGGTCGGCACCACGCGATCGTCACCCTCGAAGGTGAGGTATTCGATGTCGGACAGCAGCTGGCGCGCGCCGTTCGAGGCTTCCACCGCCTTGGCCGACACGATGTTGTTCTGCGCGTTCAGGACCAGCGACACTTTGCGGTAGGTCGACAGGTATTTCACCTGACCGACTTGGCGAGCGTAGTCGCCTTCGGCTTCTTCGGCCTCGCCGGATTCGGTGTTGGTCGAACCACCCAGCACGCCGCCGATGCCGTACTGCTCGGTCCATTCGTCAACCGTTGCGGTTGCCGACGGTTTCGGCAGGCGGTTGAACAGGACGAAATGCTTGTTGTCCTGCACGGTGGCCTGCATCGTGGTGTCCAGCGACTGGATGCGCAGCGCGGCGCCGCCTTCCAGGCTGGCGGAATCCGAGCCGTAGCCCGCTTCCAGGGATTTGTTCAGCGCGGTCAGCTCGGCCATGCCGAAGGCGCCGGTGAGCGTTTCCCCTTGGCCCGCGTTGTTCAAAATATTGTCGATAGTGCTCATTTATTCCCTCGTGGGTTACTTGGTGGAAAACACTTTGGTGCGGATGCCGTCCGGAACGGCGACACCGCTACCAATGGCAGCCTCGGCCGTTGCCACTTCCTGCAGGGTCATGCGGCCTTCTTTCTGCAGGTCGAGGCACTTGGCTAGGAATTCGTTCGGGGGCAGACCATCGCCGTCGCCGCCGTTGTTCAGCGACTTGGCCAGCGGGGTGCCGCCGCCGGCGCCCGCCGGGTTGGTGACGCTCTTGCGGCCAGCCGGCTCGTTGCGCAGCGCGTCGAAGTCGGCGCGCAGCGTGGTGATGGTTTCGCCCTGCGACTTGACCAGGGCGCCCGCCTCGGTCAGGGACTTGGTGAGCTCAGCGATCTGGCCGTTTTGCGTGCTCAGCAGCATGATGGTTTGGCCCAGCAGCTTCTTGACGGACTCGCCGTCCGAGTCGACGCGCTCGCTCAGCGCCTTGAGCATTTCGCCGCCGTCGAAGGCTTCGATCTGGGTGCCGTCTTCCAGCGTGAACGTCATCGACTTGCCCAGCGGCGTGGCACCATCGCCAGTGCCGGGATTCGCGGCAGCGGCCGCCGCTGCGTCGGCGGCGGCTTTGGCGGCTGCCGCTGCGGCCTCCTTGGCCTCCAGCTCCTCGGGCGTCTTGGTGCCATCCGTGGTGCCGGCCGGCGGATTGGTGACGGCGCCGTCGGTGGACGTAGCGCCCAGGCCATTCGCGGCCATCAGGGTGGCCAGGGATTTGGCCAGGGTTTGAAAGCTCATCGCTTATCCTTTTGTGAGTGCAAGTTGTAGATCGTTGAGGAATCGCTGGACGTACCGGGCCGCCGAGGCGGCCGGGATGCCGAACAGCTTTTGCGCCGCCGCCACCAGCTCGGATTGCGACGAAACGCCAACGCTTCCGGACTGAATCGCGTTGGAGAATTGGTCACGGAAATCCCAGTAACTCATCAGCTGCTTGTCGAGCGACTGGACGCGCAGGGCGGCGCCGCCCGTGAGCGAGGCCGAATCGGTGCCGTAGCCGGCCTCCAGGCCCTTGAGCATCGCGCCCCAGCTCTTGGCCAGCGGACCGAATGCCGTGGTGCTCACCGTTTGCAGGTGGTCGTTCACCGGGGTCTTGGAAAATCCGATGTTGGTCCAGCGCACGCCAGTGACGACGCCGACCTTGTTGCCATCAGAATCGAGCTCGACGCTCTTGCCGGTGACGGCGCCACCCACGGACGGATACCAGCGCTCGGGCGGGTTCACATCGGTGAGCGAGGACCAGAACAGATTCGCCTTGAGCGCCGCCGGGCCTTCGCCGGCCTTGATGTGCCCCTTGACGAACGTGGTGCCCTTCTCGATGCGCACCGACGCCGGCATGCCGATCTCGTAGGCCATGTAATCGGGAATGCCCCGCTTGGCACCGATCTGCGTGTAATGATCGATGTCCAGGTTCCCGAACTTGAGGTAGTAGTCGGCCGAATTGGCCAGCGCCTTGGCCAGCACCTTCTCGCCCTGCTGGTCTTTCACCTCGTTGCTGGCCTCGATGTAGACGAAACGCTCAGCCCCTTCCGTGGCCGGCGTCGCCTTGAGCATCATCCCGCCCACCGCCAGGTGAGTGGGAAGCGCTTCGAGCAGCAGAGAATCGTCGTCGTGGCTGATGTCCATGACGCAATCGTGCTGTCACGACTTTTGGCGCGGGGAAATTTGCAAACGAAAGGAAGGGGTAGCCAAAATTGCCGTAAGGAATCGTGGCTGTGATATTGTTCGATCCCCATGAATTTCACAGGGATAGCGCATGAACTGGAAGATAGGGGCCGTTCTGGCTCTGGTGGCAACGGTTTCGCGCGGCTCGGCGGCGGACTCGATGGAGGCGTATTTCGCGTATGCTTATTCGCCAATCGGCCGGGCTGGCCAATACACATACCTCGCGCATCAGCCTTGCGCCGACAAAGCGGCATCGAAGCTTGGATGGAGCCGGGCCGCCTTTTCCACCGCCGGGGGGGATCTGCTGCGTGCGTGCTGGCAAGATGTCAGCTCGGACAAGATCGGCAGCGCAGTACGTGTGTGCATGGTGAGCAGCGCCGATAAACTCGGAAACGCCTGCCGCTACATCAGCAAGCGCTATTTCCTTGACGCTGCCACGCTACCGCGCCGCCCGAAGTTCTAGCCGCGTCATCTTACAAATCAACCCACTTGTATCGTGATGCGATACGCTATACAATCAATTCCATGATAAAAAACTTCGCTCACAAGGGACTGCAAAAGTTCTTCGAGACAGGCAGCAAGGCAGGCATCAAACCCGCACACGCCACCAGATTGAACCTGCAACTGGGCGCCCTCGACGCGGCAGTAAAGCCAGAGGATATGAACGTTCCGGGATGGGACTTTCATTCATTGAATGGTGACTTGAAAGGCCACTGGGCTGTCTCTGTGAACGGAAACTGGCGCGTGACCTTCACATTTGACGGCAAGGACGCTGTCGTTGTTGATTATCAGGATTACCATTAAGGAGTTGAAAATGCGTATGCACAATCCCCCGCACCCCGGCCTGCTGGTCAAGGAATATTTGGGTGACGTTACCGTGACGGAGGCGGCCGAGCGCATGGACGTCAGCCGCGTCACGCTCCAGCGCATCGTGAGCGGTAACGCCGGCATCTCGCCGGACATGGCCTACCGCCTGAGCGATCTGTTTGGCACGAGTCACGAACTGTGGTTCAACCTACAGAAGAACTATGAGATGCACGTTGCCGGCATGGCCAAGCGGCCGCGCATTGCGCCCATCACCTCGCCGTTCAAGAAAAAGACGGCCGAGCGTATCGTATCGGCTCGACCGAAAAAGGCTACCGCATCCGCCACAGCAGCGTGATCGACTTGATCATGCCGGGCCGGTCCCTGCTGGCCCTCACCTTGCGCACGAACTCGTCCACCGGCATGGCGACGATCCCGCCGAAGAATCGCGGGTCGTCGTAGTGCCCCAGGTAGGCCTCGCGCGCGGCCTCGATCGACGGAAAATCGATCATCACCTTGTCCTCGTCGTACGTGGCCCAGTCCTTGCGGCGCATCTGGCGCACGATGTACACCTCGCGCGCGTCCGCGTACGGGCCGATGTAGACGTCGACGGGATCGCCGTCGGCGCCCTCGGTACCGGCCACCTCGCCGTAGGCGTAGCGGAACTCCGTTCGCCAGGGCTTGCCACCCTCGTCCACGCCCTCGCGCACGGTGCCCACCGGGTTCTCGATGTTCAGCTGCAGGCCGTGCCAGGACATGCGCGGCTTATAGTAGTTGCCGGCGGCGGCCTGGGCGGGCGTAGGCTGCTTCCAGGCCGGGTCGGTTGCGGCCGCCAGCGCGCGATGCGCGGCGGCGCGCAGCTCGGCCTGCGCGATCGCCTTGAGGAACAGGACCGGCTTAGACACGATCCGGCCAGAAAGCCACCGGGGCGCTCGACTCCGCGCGCGCGGCCTGCGCGGCTTCGCGCGTCTCGAACATCTGGATCGACATGCCGTGCATCGGCGGCGCGCCATCCGGCAGCACCGTGCAGTTGATCAGCACGGTCGCCTCGGCGGGCTCCTTGTCGCTCCATACGCGATTGATGAGCGCCGGGTGTTCGCTGGTGCCGTTGGAACTGATAACGCCCTGCGTGATGACGACACGGCCGATGGATGGTTTCATATGATTCTCCTATGGTTTAGGTATGCGCTTCATTGCGCGTGGTTGCCCTTCGTGGGCGATTCTTTGGCCTTGTGGAAGTGCTGGTCGAGCCACTTCTGGAAATCGGGGTCATCGTGCGGGCCGGCCTCGGGCATCGGGGTCCAGCCGCCACGGCAGTGCGGATGCACGGTCCCGGCCGGAACCCACCACATCTCTGACGGCAGCCGCTCGACCAGTTCGTCGCCCACGCGCTTGCGCGGCGCGGCGCTGCGCCCGATGTTGGTCTTGCCCGGCCACACTTCCTTGTCCCCATCCTTCTCGGGGGCGTCGGCGGGCACCACCTTCATCACCACGCCATCGATGCGTTTGCAGAACGGACAGGCGCCCTTGTACTGCTCGATGCGGCGCACGCGCGCGCCGGGCGTGAGCGTGGCCAGGAACCCTTGATTGGCGTTCTCGCCGGCCTCGGTGACGGCGATGCGGCGCCAGTCTCGGTTCAGGGTGGCGAACTCGTCGAACAGCTTCTGTTGCAGATCCTGCCGCGTAGCCACCGGGTCGCCGGTCATCTTCTGGAACGTGTGGGCCATGATGGCCTTCTTGAGGCGCTGGCGCGTCGACGCGGCCAGGGCCACGACCTGCTCGGCGCAGCGCGCGTTCCCGTATTCCATGATGGCGTCCAGGCGGCTGAACTTGAACGCCTTCTGCGCGGCTGCCACGGTGATCGGCATCGCGGCGATGACCGGGTCGAGCTCGGGCACCGTGGGCGCCTTGCCGGCCATGACGGCCTGCACGCGGCCCAGGATCGACGAGCGCACCGCGAACCACTCGGCCTCGGTGCGCAGCACGGCCTCGGGCATGTACGTGTGCAGCAGGTAGTCGACCACCAGGGACCAGTCGTCGAAGGCGAAGGCCGCCGGCGGCAGGCTGGTGAGGTACAGGCGCACCAGGGCGGATTCCTCGGCCGTCCAGTTCTGGACGAAGCCGGCCGGCTTCACGACCGGCACGGCGGCCGGGTCATGCAGCTTGCCATCGGCCCAGTCCATGAGGCCTTGCTTGACGTGCTCCAGCATCGTAAGCCCGCGCGCGGTGAACAGCTCGATGATGCGCTGGATGAACGGGTTGTGGTGCGGTTCCCAAATGTCGTGCGGATCGCCGCCCTCGCCGGAAATGGCCTTGGCCAAGCTCTCCAGCGCATGGTCGGTGCAGCAGGCCGACAGGCCGCCCAGGTCGACCAGCAGCGGCTTATTTCCCATCGCCCGCCTTCTTCTTGCCCGGCGTGTGCGCCGTGACCTCGTGCCAGTGCACGCGATGCTCGCGGCCGGTGTCATCCGCCACCGTGGCGCCGTGCTCGCCGGCGGCGGACACTTCGCCCGAGCCATTGAACGCGCCGGCCGTGAACGCGACGTTGTCGCCCTCGGACACGTTGTGCGGGCCGAACTCGCCGCCGGCGGCGCAGGTCTTGAGCAGCGCCAGCAGTCCCACGAAATTCGGGTGCGACAGATCGACCTGCGGCTGCTTCGCGGCAGGCTTGTCCTGCCCCAGCTGGGCTTTGAGGTTCTTGTGGAAGTCGTCGGCCGCCTTCTTCTTGGCGCTGGGCGTGGGCAGCGCCTTGAACATCAGCATCATGGCATCAGGTCCTTGGGTTGGTAGACCGGCAGGCCGAACGCCTTGCCGAAATCGAAGTCGTTGCCGACGGCCGTCGGCGGCTCGCTGGTGGCCAGCTCCTTGGCGGCGCGCTTACCGGCGGGCGCCGGTTTGTCGTCATCGCCATCGGCGCCCTCGCCGTCGCCATCCTCCCCAGGTTGCGCAGCCTCGGGCGGCGTGATCAGGCCTTGCTGCTGCGCGCTGGCCATGTACACCTGCATCAGGCTCGGGTTCACCGGCGCCTTGCCGATCAGCGGGTCCTCGTGCTCGGGCTGGCCATCGCGGGCGCGCATCTCGTCCACCGTCATGGTGAGCTTGCTGCGCTCGTGGCGCTTGTCCAGGTCCTCGGGGTCCAGGCCGGTGAAGCGGAACACCAGATCGGGCGAGAACTCCCCGACGACGTAGTCCGTGATCAGCTGCTGGAAGTACGACAGCAGAGGGCGCAGGCCGGAATCCTTCGAGGCGGTCAGTTTCTCCTCGGTGTCCGAGCCGGCCAGCGGGCTCGTGCTGCCGCCGCTGAACGAGTCGAAGTTGATTTCGGCCGGCGAGATCCCGTAAATCGCGCAGATCAGCGACGTGAGGAACGTCATCCACTTCGCGAAATACATCTCGTTGAACTCGACGTCGAATTTCTCGAACGAGGCCTTGCTTTTCTCGTCGGAGGAAACCATCACCGGCAGCGCCCAGGCGTTGTTCACGCCCTTGCACATGGCATTCCAGTAGCGCTTGAAGGCGATGATGTCCTTGTCGTCGTACTTGCCGATGAGGTGCATCATCCCCTTGGGGATCGCGTTCGAGTCGAAGCCCTTGATGTTGTACGTCATGGCGTTCAGGTAGCCGGTGACGGTCTTCACCAGCAGCTCGACCTCGGAATGGCCATAGCCGGCCACCAGCACGTTGCTGCGCGGGTTGCGCGGCTCGTAGATCAGGTCGTCATGGGTGTATGGCGTGCAGATGCGGCCCTGCACCACCTGCAGGGCGAAGATGTCCGGGTTGCCTTGGTAGCCCTTGTCCGTGCACAGGCGGATCGTGGAGCCGTCGACGGCATAGAAGCCGGACACGCCCAGCTTCTTGTCGCGCTTCCATTCCACCTCGATCGCGGCCGAATCCATCGACAGCGTGTCGCGCGTGAGCTTGCCCATGAACTGGGCGAACGAGTCGCGGCCGAGCGCCTTGCGCAGGCGCGGCTTGAACTCCCAGCCGCAGTTCGAGATGAAGCGGTTCAGCTGGCGCACCTGCTCCTGCTCGGACTTCGTGAGGTGGTGGTCCTTGTCCATGTGGCGGATCTCGTAGCCGGGCAGGTCGTTGCCGCACTCGGACACCGCGCAAAAACGCTGCACCTGCCGCATGCGGGTGAGCACGACGGCCGACAGCACCGGGGTCTGATCCACGACCGCGCGCATCGAGTCGAACGACATCAGGCTGGGACGCTCCCAGTATTCCCCCTGCATGTTCAGCATGAACTCGTCGACCTGCACCGACTGCATGCCCGGCTTGCGGTTGCGCAGGTTGTTCGACGGGTACGGCACGATGTTGGCGCTCATCGCCTTGTTCACCATCAGGTGCTCGTCGGCCATGGCGAGAAAGTCGCGCAGGTGGCCCATGGGCGCCAGGTCGTTGGCGGTGGGCATATAGGCCTTTTGGAGCTCGGCAAGCGCATCGTTGCGCTCGTCCTGCGGAGCGTTCTGATTGAATGCCACCACGTCGGCGCGATCGCGCGCGCGGCCCCGGCGGCGCTGATGTTGGTCGGTCATTGGAAATTTCCTCCTGATTCACTCACGCTACCGTCACGACCGGGCGGGGGATTGTTTCAATCAGGACAAAAAATCCTTGCGAAACTAACGCTTAGCGTTATATAGTCTCTCCATCGAATCACCTCATTGGAAGGCAGGACATGGACAAGAAACAGGCAATGGCGTTGGGCAAGGACATGGCGGCGGCGGTCAGCGAGGTACTGACCAAGCACGGGATCACGGGCGGCGTGGTGAGCGCCCTCGCGAGCCCGGCCGGCATCGGCATCACGGTAAAGCTGGCCGATGAGCAGCCGACCCCGAATGCCGTGTCGCGTTACAAAAAGTTCGGCGCCAAGCTGGGCCTGCCCTCGATCAACACCATCATGCTGGTGGCCGACAAAGAATACGTGCTGATGGGCCTGTCGAGCGACGGCGCCCGCGTCAAGGCGAAACTGGCACAGCCGGGCGCCTCCATCACCGACCTGCCGCTGGCGGCCGTACAGGCCGCGATCGCCGCCGCCGGCGCCAAACAGGTGGCCGAGCTGGATAAAGCCGAGCAGGCCCAGCCGGATGACGCGGTCGACCCGGACGTCGCCGCGTGGCTGCACGCGATCGGGAAGAAGGGCGCCGCCAATCCTGCGGAGGGCCAGCAGTGAGCGAGCGCAACACCGACCACGTGCGCCTGCTTGATGGGTGGTTCACCTGCCTGCACTGTGGCGCGCGCTACCAGATGAACCTGCCATGCCCTATCGACGTGTTCACCGCCGCCTGCAACGCCTATGTGGCTGTGCACGCGGGATGCACGCCCGGCCAGCAGGCGGCGCCAAGGATTCAATTCACCGCAAAAGGATAGGAAATTCAATGAAAAAAATGACCCATGCCGAATTCATGGACGAACTGCGTGCGCAGGGCGTCGAGCGCGATCACATGGCCGTGGTCTGCCCCATGTGCGGCACCGTGCAAAGCCCCACGTCGCTGATCCGCGCCGGCGCTGGCGCCGACTTCGAGGCGGTGGGCCGCTATGTCGGGTTCTCCTGCGTTGGGCGCTGGCGCGAGCCGCGCTTGAGCCCGGCCGAGGCCAAGGCGCTGGGCGAGCCCTGCAACTGGACCCTTGGCGGCCTGCTCCAGACCCACACCATGGAAGTCGTCACCGATGACGGCCGCTCGCACCCGCATTTCGAGCCAGCCACACCCGAGCAAGCCCAGGCGCTGCGCGCCAAGCACGCGGAGACGGTATGACCCAGTTTTACAACTACACGGCCCGGCTCAAGACCCGCAAGCAGATCGATGTCGAAATCCCGCGTCACCTGCAGGGCTGGTGGGCGGACGTCTGCCCCGGCAAGGTGCTGGAAAACCTGCGTGACGCGACGGCCGCCGATCTGGCGCGCTGCAACCTGAACGAGCTGGCGTCGCGCGACCCGGCCGATTACCTGTGCGAGGACATCGAGCGCGGGGCGCTGATCAGCCGCGAGGCGATCCTGTGGCTGCGCATCAAGGTGCCCACGGCGTTCACCGGCGCCCACAAGCTAGCGGAAATGCTTGCGTCTGACGCTTAGCGTTAGTATAGTCAAGCTAATTCATATTAAGTTCATATTTTAATCATGGGAAAAACGGATGATGCAGTATGCCCGCTTGAGGTGGTTGGGCACGTCGACGTGCCGGCCGCCGTGCTGGAGCATCGGTTTGTGCGCGAGGCGCTGGCGTGCGTGCGCGTGCTCAAGGAGCGTCGCGACGAGGAGGGCGCCCAGGGCAACGAGGTGGTGGGCACGGAAAACACCGGCGAGGTCGAGCTGTATGGCTGGGCCGACAACGTGCCGAACCACGTCGACAACAAGGGGTTCATCTACTTCGTGGCGCTGAACCCAGGCAAGACCATGGTCGAATGCATCCGAGGCGAGGAGACGCACGGCGTGATGCTCGCGCAGGGCGCCGTGGTGCGCCTGAACGATTACTGGGAGCACTGGACCATCGATACCGAGTCGCGCGTGTGCGCGTTCATCGGCAGCTTCGACGAGCCCTGTGAAGAATGGGCGATCAACAGGCTCACGGCCGCCATCGAGGCGCTGGACAATGGCGACTACTACGGCGCGCCGCGCGTGGGCAAAGGGTTCCGCGTGTATGGCGACGACGAGTGTCTGGTGCCGTCCGGGCCGGACATGGACGTGCGCCCGATGCTGCTGGCCGACGCGAAGGCGCAAGGCCTCGATTACGTGCAGTGCAGCCACTGCGACAAGCCGGCTGCAATCATGGATCATCACTGGCCGTACGATACGGATTGCAGGTGCTATGGCCACCGTTGATTTTATGCAATTCTTTGGTGCAACTAACGCAAAACGTAAGGTCCCCTGCTACAATGCCGCCATCGGATTACAAGGACAGGCCATGACGGCAGAAGAAACTCGCGAAAACGACAACGACGGCTTCCCCACGAAAGAGGAAGTGGCGGAAGCACGGCGTATCGCCGGCGTCAGCCAAGAGCGCGCGGCGCAGTTGGTGGGTCTGACGTCTCATACCCGTTGGAGCGAATACGAGCGCGGCGTCCGCCGCATGGACCCGATGCGGTTCGAGATGTTCAAGATCAAGACCGGCCAGCATCCCGACTACGTGCCCCGTGGTCAGGCCATCACCTCTTAGGCATCCAGAAAAAGCACGCCACGTCGCGAGCGCGCACCCTTAGCTCGCGCTCCAGGCAGTACTCCGCATCCGGGTCGAAGTTCTCGCACCCGCCGCAGGTCCCCATCTCCTCCACCATCTGCTGCTGTTCCGCGATCGCCTTGACCACCGGGCTGTTCGCCACCGCGCCGGCATTGGCCGTCGCCGTTGCCGGCTTGCTCTCCTCGGGGAACAGGAACATGGTCACGCCGTGCGCGCGCGCCCAGGCCACGTTCAGCAGCATGTAGGCGTACGAAAAGTGCGGGTCGATGCCGACCTTGACCACGCGCCGCGTGTATTTCTTTTCCTCGTCGTCCTTCTCGACCACCAGGGCGGTGCGCGTGAAGTGCATGAACACGCGGTCCTTGAGCAGTGCGATGCGCACGCGCTCGCCCTTCGTGCCCTTTTCCAGCACCTCCTGATGCAGGCCGTCCGGGTTCGGGAACACCGTCACCTTGTTCTGGATGCGCTTCATGGCGACCTGCATGCACTTGTACTGGTCGAGCATGACGCTGTAGCGGTCTCGATCCTCCTCGTCGGTTTTTCTTTCGGCGTTCGACAGCGCGGCATCACCCCACCGCATCATGTCGTCGTCAATTTTTTGATAGCCGGCCAGGAACACCTTGCCGGGGTGACGGTTGGCGAAGCGCTTGGCGTCGTTGTAGTTCGGCAGTGTCTCGACCACGCAAACAGAGATGCCGTACTGCTCCATGAGCTCGTCGCACCGATCGAACGGGCTGGCTTCCGGGTTTTCCGGCGTGGGCTGCGTCAGGATCTCCTCGACGTGCACGATGCCCAGGTGGCCCGTGGGCATGCGAATACCGATGATGGCGACGTTGTACCCGCCCATCTGGTCGATGCCCATGTAGGCGCCGCTCGCGCGCGCCATCCATTGCAGGCCCAGGCGCATGCCCTCGGCCGCGCAGGCGTTAAGCATTTCGAGGTTCACCGGCACCTGTGACGGGTCGGTGTACGGCTTGCCCAGCACGCGGTTCCAGAAGTTCTTGAGGTCGTCCGCGTTGTGGTACTTGGTGATGATGTTGCGCGCGCTGATCGTGGGCGACAGGAATTGCGGGAAGTGCAGCGACACCGGCAGGATCGTGCCGTCCGCATCGACCCAGCGCTGCACCTCGATGGTGTTCTTCTTGTCGGTCGCGATCGTGACCCACTGGAGCGTGCCACGATGCGCGCGCCATTCGCCAATTTGCGGATCGTCGATCCAGCCATCGCAGCTCTTGCACACGTAGCGGTATTCCCGCGTGTCGTCGTCGTACCGGATGCAGGCAGGGAAGTACGAGTCGAGCGCGTGGTGTTCGCCGCAGTTCGGGCACAGCGTCCAGAACTGGTGCATCGTGCCCTGCTTGTACAGCCAGTCGATATCCTCGTCCGGCCAGTTCGCGGTCGACCCAGCCAGGGTGAACTTGATGCGCGAGCCCGAGAGACGTTCTTTCGTCTTCTCGATCTGCTCCTTCGTCATCTCCTGCACCTCGTCCAGGGACAGGACGTCCAGCGGGATCGATTCGGTGGCGCCCTTGCCCGAGGTCCACATGAAGTGAAAGCGCGAGCGGCCCATGACGCGCACCAGCACATTGCCCTCGCCCTTGCTGGCGCCGGTGACAGCGTCGGTGGTGAGCAGCTGGTGGGCGGCCGGGATGGTGCGCAGGATCGGCATGAAGCGAATGGAGGACTTCACGCCGGCGAGGTTCATGTCCGGCAGGTACATGCCGATCTTGCACGGCATGAACTTGATGGCCATGTAGATCATGGCCAGCATCTCCATGACGGTGAACCCGACCTGCGTGCACTTCATCATCACCACGATGCGCTCGAACGCTTCCTCGATCGTTCCGGGGATCTGGTCGTACACGAACCACATGGCCGGCCGGTTATCGAGCTCGAACGGCATGTCGTCCACTTGCAGGCCGCTGGCGGCCAGGCGCAAGCACCAGTCGCGGAACGACTCGTCGGGCCCGATGATGGCCTGTTCGTCGGTGAGCTCGATGCCGTCGACGAAGGCGCCGCACCGTTCCTGCTGGAAGGCCTCGGGCTTCATCCGCGCGCGATCGCGCTCCAGGGCCTCCATGTCAGCGTGCGGGTTCTCCTCCGTGGCCATGTGGAACACGGCGCTGTCCCGATCATCGTCGGCCATCCGGGCCATGCGCGCGAAGTCGTTGAACATGCCGGCCGGCTTGCCGAAGAACCACGCGCGGCCACGGTATCGGGTCAGCAGCGGTTCGATCGCGTTGGCCCAGGCGTCGGCCAGCTGCTCGATGTGCGGCGCGTCGTCGACGACGACCAGGGCGAACTGGTCCCACAGCCGGAACGGCTTGTCCATGGCCACCAGCTGGATGACGCCGCCGCCGGTGCGCAGCACGATGCGATCGCGGTCCATGCGGCTCTGCGCGGAAATCAGCGGCTCGATCATGCCGTAGATGCGGCGCTTGACCGCGTCGACCTCGTTTTCGGAGGGCAGCAGGATGGCGACGGGGAAGCCCCGGATGGCGCCGAACTTGGACGCCAGGGCGATGTCGATGGCCAGGGTCGTCTTGCCCGAGTCAATGCCGCCGGCCACGACGTTGAAGCGCGCCGGCGACGCGGCAATCCGCGCCTGCAGGGGAGTGAGCTTGGGGAGCTTGATGCGGAGTTCAGCCACTGGGTGCCTCTGGTAGATCGAGGCACCCAGTGTTGCGTCACGACTCTGATTATCAGAGGGAAGTGGCCGAACGGACGCTGCAGGGCGGGGCTCGGACCAACTGGGCGAATTTGCGAAATGCCCCTGATTATCACGGACATTTTGCATCTAACCGACGTAACGCCTCCTCTCCCCTATAAACCCCGGCCACCAGTAACGGTGGCCGGGGCATGGGAGCAGGCACAACGTGGCGCTCATACGGCGCGGCAACACCGTTCGCTTCGTTGCAAATCTAGCATGCCATAAGAGGCATTATCCGCTCAAACCACTGTATGAATATACAGTACTTCCATTGTATGAGGCAAGGTTTACTGTGATAATCACGGCAATGTTGACTTGCATCAAATTCAGGCGACGTCGGCATCGTCCAGGTCGATGATCAGCACCGGGAACGCCTTCGCCAGAAGGACCTCGCCGGATTCCTCGATCGCGGTCTGCCGGTCATCCCACGTTTGCAGGCATTCGGCATCCGGGCCGCTGCCGCCGATGGTGATGGGGATGATATGCGGGCCGCGCTGGATCACTGCAATGAAGGCCATCACTCGCCCCCGCTCTCGGGCGCGCAGGCGCCGCACGGGCCGCCGTTGAACATCTGGCTGCCGCCGCAGTGTTCGCACACAGGGTCCTGATCCACGTAACCAGGGGCGCGCGGCATGCCGTCAACCTGCTCCAACAGGTCGGCGGCCAGCTCCGGATGCGTGTCGGCGCACGCGGCCGCATAGGCGTGAATCGCCGGGATCGCGTAGGGATCATGGTTCAGGTCCAGCACGAAGTTGAGACAGCCGTGGTGCTTCCCGCCCGGCAGATCGCTGCCGTCGACGCGGTACACGAGGAACTTGTGGAACAGGCCTTGCTCCTCGGCCGGCCTGTCCAGATCGCGCTCCTGCAACTGGAACGCCTTGTCGTCCACCCGATCCTCATGGATGGCCAACGCGACGTTGTGCGCCTCGACGAAGGCCTTGCGCTCGTCCTCGGCGCCGACCACGCGCGCCGCATTGGCTTGGCCGCGCAGCCACGCCAACAGCCGCGACATACGGCCCTTGCATGCGCCGGCCAAGCCCGCCCACCGGCCGGATTGTTCGACGCACTGCGCCAGCTGCTGCTCCAGCTCGGCCACGCGATCGCCGGCGGCGGCGAGATCCAGGCGCGCATGCACGTGCACGGCCGAGACGAACGCCGACAGCATCTCACGCGCGTCGGTTGCGTTGACGCCGTGCAGGTAGCCGCGCAGGCCGGTGGCGCGTGCAATCTCCAGCAGCTGGACCGGGTCAGGGGCGTGATCGGCGGGCAGCTTGGCCAGGGCTTCCAGCACGTCCTCGACGTTCTCCAGGCTGGTGCGAGTGAGGCCCTTGGCCGACATCGCGGCCATTACTTTGCGGGTGGTTTCATTCATGGTTGCTCCCTCTTATGCCGAGACAGACAGACCGGCGCCGAGCAGCGCCGCGCGAGTGATTTCGTCAACGCGATCGTCTTGGCTGGCGATTTCTACGAAATCGTCACTGCGCATCGTGTTGTAGCTCCAGGCCGACCACGCGCGGGTGCAATCGTAGGCACAACCACCGATCGCATGCGCGACTTGCGCGGTCGCGGCATCGAACTGGTCCTGCGTGATCTGCGTGACGGTGGCCAGCCGGGCCAGCTCGGCACCCATGTCGCCGGCCAACTGGATGGCCTGCGGCCCCGTCGGGGCGACTTCGGCGCGCAGCATGCCCGCCTCTCGGGCACCCTGTGCGATCGCGGTCAGCAGCTGGTCGCGCTGGTGCGCCTGCTCGCGGTTCGCGTTGACCAGCTCCACATAATGGCCCAAGGCCTTGGTGACGGCGCGCAGGGCGATGGTGTGCCCCAGCTCGCCGGGCTTGAGGATATTCAAGCCGTTGACCTCGGCCAGGATCGCGGCCGCCTGTTCTTCAATCGTGGTTTCGCTCATTTTTTGTTCAGCTCCTTTTTTGCGTTGTTGATGGCGGCGTCGATGCGCACCGCGTCGCGTTTGTTGGGAACGCCCGAACGGGCCGACTGGCGCAGCTGGCGGGCCACATGCTCCAGCTCGGTGAGCGCTTCCGTCAGGCGGTGCACGCGGCGCGCCAGCACGGTGGCGTCCAGCTGCTCCAGCTTGGAGATTTCAGCGCGCAGATCCTTGGTGATGCCCTTGTCGAGCGCCGCGTGCGCGGCCATGCCGTGGGAACGTCCTTCCCTGAACCAGTACTTGGCGATCGCGCGCGCCGGCTTGTTGCCCGGCAACGTGCGCGCCCATACCATCTCGAATTCGGCCGCCACTACCTCACGTGAGTTGATGTCGGTAGCGTCCATAGGCGTGACGTTGACCGGCTCCATCACGCGCCCTTGTAGCGCCACACCTCGGCGCGCGCGAACCCGCACGGTACGCGCTCGCCGGTGTCCTCGAACAGGCCCGTGGCCAGGGCTGGCTCGCGCAGCACCTCGTTTTCCTCCCACATCTTGACGTGGACATGGCCCGGTGCCAGCGGCTGGTCGTGCACGTTGATGGTCAGCTTGGCGAACCGGCCGCCGTCGATCACGATGGCCACGCGCCCATTGTCGTAATAGCCCTCGTGCAGATCGCGCACCTGTGCGCCGATGGTGATGGTTCCTACTTTTTTCATATGACTTTCATCCTTAAAAAATACGCATTTGCAGGCCCTGCTCGCTTTCATCCACGAGCTTGTCCGCCTTGAGGACGTAGTCCCGCACGATGTGCTCGTTGTCCATCAGGCCGTGCGTGATCGGCGTTTGCCAGCGGTGGTTGATCTTCTGACGCTCGCCCACGAACTCGACCTTGATGTGTAGCGTGCCTTCCGCCGGCGTGCGCACGCGCTTCGCTTCGGCGTGGTCGACGTCCTGCAGCAGGGTGATCTGGTCGGTGACAGCGCCCATCGGTTCGCGGCGCACGAGCATGTCGCCGGCCTTGAACTGACGGCCCAGCGTGCGCAGGTACACGCCCAGCTGGCCGCGCTGCTCGCCTATCCCGCCGCTCGTCGCGCGCACGCGGGCATACGCTTCCAGGAAGCGGGCCGTGCGCAGGAGCGCCACGTAGACGTCCGCCACCGCACGATACAGCGCGCCGCCGGCGATGAACACCTCGTTGAAGGCCTTGCCCTCGAACTGGGCCACATCGAGGCCCTTGGCGATCAGCTCGCGCTGACGCTCCTCCGTCATGGGCTGCTCGTAGCTCTCGACCAGGGCGTCGGCGTGCACCAGGCCGTGCTTGGCCGAGATGATGTACACGTCGGGCTGATTCTCGGCCGGCATCCACTTGCGCAGCACGTCGAACATGACACCCTGATACAGGTCGATCGCGCGGTGCGTGCCCGCCAGCTTGCGCCCGGAACAGGCAATCAGCAGCAGCGGGCGCGTCACGTCGACACCTTTTTAAGCATGCGCAGGCGCACGACAGCGCCGGCCACCACCGCGATGAGCAACACGGCTTTGCGATCGCCATCGACGGGCACGGGCTCGCGGTAGCAGACCCAGCCGTCAGAATCGACCACCTCGAACACTGGCCCGGTGGGCGTCTGCACCTCGCGCGGCCACACGCCCACCTCAAGCATGAGGTTCAGGTTGTCGGCCACGTCGCGCGCCGGGCGCGGCAGCCACCGCTTATTGCCGTCCGGCTCGCGCACCCACACAGTGCCGCTCGATCCGACGAACGCCACCTCATGGCCCTGCGCCTCGGCCAGCTGCTTTTCCAGCTCGACGGCGCGCTGGTGCATGGTGCTCATGACTGCCCATCCTCCTTGGGGACGTAGAAGAAGGTCAGCATGGCATCGAACCAGGGCTCGCCGTCGTACTGCGTGTCCGTCGACGAGAACCCGGCGCCAATGCGCGGCTGGTAGAAGAATCGGCCGTTGAAGGTGTTGTACAGGACCGGCACGAGCGTGCCCTGCGGGCCTGGCAGCTCGACGGTCACGAAGTCGCTACCGAGGTGGAAGCGCGAGGCATCGACGCGCACGCCCTGCTCTTTGGCATGGGCGATCACCTCGTCGATCGTGCGGTGTCGCGAGAACTGCGGGTCTGGTTTCTTGGCCATGGTGAACCTTTCTGATAGTTGTTATCGGGTGTTGCCGCTGCGGTCGTGCACACCCGGCACGACGCGAACCGGGTTCAGCACCGGCTCGCATTCGGTGATCAGCTTGCCGAGGGCTTCCCGCTCCCGGTCATCGAGCTGGTCGCCGCCGCCGGCAACGGTGCGCAGGCGGCGGGCCCAGTGCAGCAGGCGTCGTTGCTGTATTGCGGTCAGGCTCACGATTAGGCGGCCTGTTTCAGCTTGGAATCCAGCAGCGTGCGGGCGATCGCCTTGCCGGCCAGCTTGAAGCTGACGCGGGCGGCGCCCTTGCGAACGATGCCCATCACGCGGACAGTGCCGGCCGAGGTTTGCAGGCTGCGCTCGACGTCCCAGTCGTTGCTGCCGGCGTGCTCGCCGCACAGCTTGCGCACGTCGGCCACCAGCTGGTCCAACTTGACGAGCTCGTCGTTCGCCGGCTTCTCGTGCTGGCGGGTGCTGATCGCCGGGCCGAACTGGCCGGCGGACGCGAACCGCGCCACGGCCGAGGTGCTGGCCGAGGTGCGGGCCGTGCTGGCCATCTCCAGTGAGCGCTGCACGGGCGCCGGGCGGGCGTTGTGGTAACGCGAGTAGGGACGCTGCGGCTGCAGGCGCGCCATGATGCCCCACACGCTGTTGTACGCCGTATGCAAGCCGTGGTCTCGAGTCGAGCCCTTGAAGTTGCGGTAGGTGATGCTGGAGAGGTGAGTGGCGATGGTCGCACCCACGAGCTTGCGCGGGATCAGCGCGCGGAACTGGTAGTCGCGGCCGTCCAGGGTTTCGGCCGTGTGGCCGGGGAAGATGCGCTCGATGTCGCCAGGGCGGCGAGCGCGCACCAGCAGGTTATCGACGTCGCGCAGGTCTTCCGGGCTGACGATCGACAGGAATGCGTTGTTGAGGCAGATCCACATGGGTGACTCCTTCCGTTGAAGTGTTGTTCGACGGAAGGAATCATAACCGACACTAACGCTAAGCGCTAGTCTTTTTTCATATTAAGTTCATCGCCAAGCGATAGGATTTTCCGATCAACTTCCGTGTTCAGAACGGACGGCAATTGGTCCCTCGGAACGAGCTTGACGGCCTGCGCTTCCCAGCCCATGTGCGCCGGCGAGCCGCCCACGCGCCGGGCGCGGTAGTAGCGCGCCACGGTGGTGGTGCGCTCGATGTCGCCCCAGTAGCCGGTGATTTCCACCTGCAGCCCGGTTTCCTCGAACGTCTCCTTGATGGCCACGGCTTGGAACGACAGGCCCGGCTCGTGGCGCCCCTTCGGGAACGTGGCCTCGTAGCCGCCGAACTGGTTGGTTGGGCACATGACCCACACGCGGCCGTCGGGCTCCTCGATGATGACGCCGGCGGCGCGCTCCTTGGGTTTGCCGCTCGCGGCCTTGGCCACCTTCATCAGCGGCTCGTCCAGGTCCTGCATCTGGCCGGGGACGTTGGCCCAGCCCTCGGGCGAGGTCGGCGCATCCTCCCACGGCGCGAACGCGACGCCGCCCAGCTCGGCCGGCACATCGCAATCGGGCACGAACGTGGCCACGGCCTTGGGGTCCGCCCAGGTGTCCGGAGGGCTCTGTTCGCTCGGCTCGTTGATGGTTATGGTCTCGCCCTTATCGCCCTCCTGCGGGTGCGTGATCGCATTCGGGTATTTGGGCGCCGCCGGCGCCGCATCGAACAGGTCGTCGGCCCACTTCTTGGCGGCCGGCTTGCCGCCGTACTGCGGACCGACCACGCCCTTGGGCTTCATGAACAGGGCCAGCTGCTTGCCCTTGGCGTGCACCTTCGTCTCGTGCGCGGGCACGAATGTGCCGTCGCCCTTGGTGTAGGCGGCCACGTGGGCCTTGGCCAGCGGCATGTTCATCTTGACGCTTTGCGCCATGCCGATCAGTTTGCCATCGAAGAACACGACCACCTTGCCGCTATTGATCATGCCTCCCATCATGCCCCCTTGCGTTTCGCCGAGCCGGTCAGCATGCGGATCAGCTGCTGCACGCGCTGGCCCATCTTCATGTTGGCCATGTCGTCGTCGCCATCCTTGAGCGCGTCGACGACGGCCCACACGAGCCACGCATACAGGACCTGATACGGATCGTCGCCGTGCTTGGCGCGCTGGCCCTGCCAGTAGTGCCCCAGGTCCGCCTTGATGGTTTCCTGCAGGCCGCCCACGCGCGTGTTCCAGCCCTCGATCGGCAGGTACGCCGGGTTCTCGCCAGCGAAGTCGCGGGCGAACGCCGCCGCGCGCTCATGCGCACGGGCGGTCATCTCCTGCGCCTCCATCGTTCCAGCGCTGCGCGCCTTGACCCATTCCAGGATCTCGGTCAGGTAGGGCTGGACGATGCCGGCCACCACGTTCGGGTTGCCCAGGTAGTTGGGGGCCATCTGCTGCTCGAACGACGGCGGCAGATCGGTGAAACGATCGGTGCGATTTTGGTCCATATCACACGGTCCTTGCGAAAGATTTAACGAATATTACCACCCGCTTACGCAGAGCGGCAGTTGCTGCTGGGAAAATGACGAGCGATTTCCCCAGCTTGCCCAGGCCTCCCACCTCGGCCACATAGCCCTCGTGCGGCGGCAGCGCGAGCAGGTCCAGGGTGATACCGTCCGGGCTGGAGGCGTTGCCCTTCTTGACGCCCAGGACGACGAAGCGCTGGCCCATCAGGGTGGTCACCTCCATCTCGCCCCCGCCGTTCTTGTGCACGTAGTTGCCCTCGGCGTCTTGGCCCGAGCCGGCGAAGCGGCCCGACCCGAGCGACGCCATGGCCTTGGCGCCCTTGGCGAACTTGATGTTCAGGTAGGCGCCCGAGCCGAATTTCGCGTTGTCGCCCCAGTCCTTGAAGATCGACGTGCACATGGAGTCAGCATTCTGGAACACCAGGCCGGCGCCCTCCTTGAGCAGTTGCTGCTTCATCGTGTCCGGCAGGTTCATCCAGCGGCCGACGGTTTCGCCCTCCTCGAACTCATAGGCCTCGTTGTAGATCGTGCTGGCCAGCTGTTGCGCGCCGCCGCTGTACGAATGGCCCTTCGAGCTGATGCTGATGGTCTTGTCGCCCTTGTTCCAGAAGCGGTTCGCTGCGCCCGAGTCCTGAATCGAGTTGACCAGGGCCTTGGTGGCCGTGGACACGCCCTGATACCACTTCTTGGCCTTGGTCACGAAATCGGTTTTGAGATAGCTGGTCTTCGGCGGGACCAGGTCCTTGACCACATCGGCGCCCACGTGGCCGAGCTTCATCCAGAAACCGATGACCTTGTCCGAGGAGATGGTGTTGATGTTCTCGCCCGGCTTGATGTAGCCGGCCGCCTCCGACACTTCCTCGATCGAGCCGCCGCCGATCGGGGGCAGGTCCAGGCCTTCAACGGGCGGGTGCGCGATCGCGGACAGCAGGTCGCACAGCGCGGCGTGGTGGTTCTTGATGTCCTTGGACGGGTGCTGTCCGATCGGCTTTTTGCCCAGGTAGGCGCCGGTTTCCTTATCGTAGGCGTCGTAGTGGTAGTCCTGCAGCGCCTTGAGATTGCCCTGCTTGGCGAACTCGATCAGGGCCGCGTCGTCGACCGTGTTCTGGTCGTTGATGTGCTTCTTGGACGACAGCGGGCCGCCCTTGCCGGGGTAGTTGTTGAAGTCGATGGGCGGCGGCAGGTCGGACGTGTTCACGGCCAGCTTGGTGATGTCTGGCGCCGGCGCGTTCCACGGGTCGGCGATGCCCAGCTTTTTCAGGATGAACTCGCGGCGCGCCACCAGCTTGGACGCCAGGGCCTCCTGCTCGGCGCGCGTGCCCGGACCGAACGTACGGCACAGCTTATCGATCTGGTTCGGGTGCATCTTGGCCAGCACGGCGCCGCCGGTCTCGAGATCCGCCGGCGTGATCTTGCCGAACACGGCGGCCGAATTCGCGTTCTTGGCCGGGTCCAGCAGCGTGTCCAGCTCGGTGACGGTTTCACCGAAGGCGTCGCCCTTCTTGCTGCCCTGCGCGCGGTAGATCAGCGAGCCGCCGACGTCGACGCGCACGGCCTTGCCGTCCTTGAGCAGCATGTTGTCGTTGGACAGGCCGACGACGTCCCAGTTGGCCAGCCACGCATCGAACACGAACCCTTTGTGCGCGCCCTCGGCGCCGGCCAGCGCGGCCGCGTCACCCTTCGTCAGGCCATCCACCCACTTCGAGGCGATGCCCAGTTGGCCCGCGCGCTTGACCAGGCGCAGCTCGGGCACGTCGACACCCAGCATCTGGTAGAACTTCGCGGCCAGCAGCTCGTTTTTCACCGTGTCCGGATCGCTCGGGAATTTGCAGTACCACTCCTGACCCTTCGCGTCCTTGAAGCGGCCGCCGGGGTTGGAACCCTTCTGCGGCCCGGTCTGCTCCCACGTGTCCGCCACCATGGCGCTGACCTTCCCCACCTTCACGGTGGTGGGCACCGACATCGTCGGCGCGGCGCTGGCCGTCGACGCGGCAGCTGCTGGGGCTGGAGCGGCCGCCGGTGGCTCGCTGGCGCCCTTCGTGCCATCCATCGCAGCCACGAGATACTTGGCATATTTGGCCATGGCTTGCGCATTGGCGCCATAAGTCGAGCCGTCCGGGTTGATGGCCTTCCAGCCCACCGCCTTCACGTGCCCAGCTGGAGTCATCTTGACCAGCTTGGCCAAGCCCTCCGCGCCGCCGCTTTCCGCCGCCGCCTTGAGGGCCTTCATCGTCTTGGTCATCTTGATGGAGTTTTTGCCCGACAGCTTCGGCATGGGCACGCTCGCGGCTTTCTCCTTGAGCACCTTGGGATCGGTACCCATCTTGTGCCACCGGCCGTTCTCGAACACCAGCATGCCGTCGGCGCCCTGCTTCGTGTCGCCGTCCTTCGGGCCCTGCTCGGCGGCTGCCGGCGCGGTGGCGCCGCTCTGCTCGGCCTCCAGCTTCGCATACGCCTGCACCGCCCAGGCCAGCACCGGCTCGAAACCCTGCACCTCGTCGATGCCATCGATCAGCTTGCCCAGCTTCTTGGTCGACTTCTCGGCGTAGGCGGACTGGACCGCCTGCAGCGCCATCTGTGCGCCGCTGCTCAGCTGGGAGACATCGGGCAGCGGAATGTCCGCCGGCGCGGCGGGCTTGGCTTGCAGGTAGGCCAGCGCCTGCTCGCCATACGCCAGGATCAAGCCGGCGTTCGTGAACGGCGGGATCGGCTTGTCCCCGAATGGCGCCTTGAGTTCGGCAAGGGCGCTCTCGATCGTCGCGGGGATGCCCTGCTCCAGGCCCACCTCGATCGCATGCGCGTACGCATGGAGGCCGGTTATCTCGGGCTTTTCTGGCTTCGCCGGCGGCGCGGCGGGCGCGGTACCGGCCAGCGCGTGCTCGTGCAGCTGGACGAGTTTGTTTTCGGCCTTGATCGCGCTCATGTCGTCGTCCATGGGCAAGTCCATGTGCATCGCCAAGTCCGCCATCGCCTCGGCCTTCTCGTCAAGCCAATGATCCTCATTCGACAGCTTGAGCGCGTTCATGGCCTCGGCCTGCGCCTTCGTCGGTACCATGCCCGATCCGATCGCGGCTTTCCATCCGCCGACCAGGGCGTCCTGCTTGTCGGCATCCGACAGGCCCGGCTCAGCCGCCGGCTCGGCGCCTTCCAGGTGGGCGATAGCGGCCGTGATGTACTGGTGGATCGGCGCGAAGCTCAGCATGCCCTCGGTGGAGGCCTGCATGAGTTCCAGCTTGGCCAAGTTCCCGGTGGCGAAGTAGTGCTCGACGTCCTTGAGTACTTCGATCTTCGATGGGCTCATACCCTCCGTCGACGGCGGCACCGGAACGCTGGCGGCCGGCGCAGCTGCTGGCGCGGGCGCGGTGGCCGGTTCCTTGACCTTGATGCTCACCACCTTGAGTTTCGGGTGCTCGCCGGCCTTCTGCCCCGGCGCCACCTGATGGCGCGAGCCCAGGAATTCCAAGGCCTCGTTGGCCAGCTTGGCGGCCTTCTTGCCGTAGGTGTTCGTGCCGTAGCTCATGGCCAGCAGCGCGTCCTTGTCGCCTGCCTGCAGCGCCGCGATGATGGCGTCCACCTTCGGGTTGAACGCCTTGGCGTTCGTGTTCGACAGCGGCACCTTGGCATCGTGGAAGGCGTCGACCAGCTGCTGCACGGCCTTGCCGTCGTCCGGCTCGGCGGTGGCGGCGGCCACCTTCGCATCGTGCGCCGGATCAGCGGCCGGCGCCGGCTCGTAGGTGGCCGCGTATTCGTCGTAGCCCAACGTGGTCAGCACCGATGCCAGCTCGGCCTCATGACCAGGATGCGCGGCGATCCATTCCTGCGCGGCCTCCTTGACCGTCTTCGGGCCGTTGGCGGCGTCTATCACGAACGCCATGGCGGGCGTATCTGCCGCCGACAGGACCCAATGCCCGTCTTTCAGCACCAGCGTGCCACCCTTGCCTTCCTTGGTGTCGCCTTCCTTCGGACCCGCGTCGACTGGCGCAACAGCGACCGGCGTCACGCCCTTCGCCTGCGCCAGCGCGGCCGCGTGCAGGTCCACCAGCAGCTTGCTGTTCACCGTCTTGCCCTTCCACGACGCCTTTTCCGGGTTCGGCATGGCCTCCAGGCCTGCGACGTCGCCGGCGGCCGCCAGGGCGATGATCTTGGCGCTCACGCCCTCGTAGTACTTCTTGACGCCGGTGGTCGTCTTGCCCTCGACGAATTCGGGGACCGTCAGGCCGGTGGTCTGCTGCGCTGCCGCTGCGGCCTCCATCTTCGGGGCCTTGATGGCGGCCGGGTCGATGTAGTCGCTCATCTGCTTCGGGTAGAAGCCATTCGCCTGCAGGTGGCCCTGCTCCTTGCTGGCCAAGTGGGCATTGATCTGGCCCTTGGCGTTCGTGGCGCCGGTGTTCAACACCCAATACTCGGTGCCGTGCGCATCGGTGAACGTAGGCGTTCCGGCCTTCTCGTGCTTGGTGTTGTAGGCGGCCTTGGCCTCGTCCAGCTTGTCGATGGCAGCGGCCTGCTGCGCAGACAGCGTAGGCGCGGCGCTGGCGGGCTTTTCTGGCTCGGCCTTGGGCTCGACCTTCGACGCCGGCGCGGAGGCCTTGGCGGGCTCCTGCTGGGCCGGAATATTTTTCGGAATATTTTGCGGTTCGTTTTGTAGCTCGGCCGGCTTCTCATTCGCCGGCGGCTGCTTCGCCACCCAGGCGGCGTATTCCGCGTCCATCGCGGCGCCCTTGCCTGCCGCGTGCACGGCCTCGGTGATGGCCTGCTGTTTGTCCGCCGGCGCGGCGTGGAAGTGCTTCCATTCGCCCGCCGTCGGCGCCTGCCCGGCGAGCAGCTTTTTCTTGAGCGTGGCCAAGCGCGCGGCCGCCGATTCCGCGTCCTGAATCTGCGTCGCGTGATGCATGACCAGGGCGGCCTGATCCTCGGCGCTCATGCCCGCGAAGCCGGGTTCTTCCTTGAGCGCCGTATGGGCTTTCTTCTGGCTGTACGTGCCGGCGCCGCCGGCAACCTTGTGATGGTCGTGGTCATCGGAGACGTGCACCATGGCGAAGTGGCCGCCGACCACCTGCCCGTTTTTCTTGGTGAACTGCGGAATCCAGACCTGCTTTTTGACGGTGGCTTTCAGGAAGAAAACCGGGGCACCGTAGGTGTGTGCGTGTTGGGTATCGAGCATGTGCAAACCTCATGGGAGATTGCTCTACCGTACCGTCACGACAGGCGAAAAAAAGGCCGGCTTTGCGGGCCGGCCAAAATCCAAAACTAGGGATGTCCTGAAAGAGACAGTGCTATGTTTTGGTCACGACTCCATGCGGTCAAGCCGCGTTCGCCAGCGCCGGCGGCCGTACCGCGTAGATGCTGCCGGTGGCCGGCTCCACGCACGTCAGGCCGTGCTGCGCGCTCGCGTTCGGGCGGCTGGCCAGGAAGGCACCCGTGTCGATGAACACGTGGCTGCCGATGCGGCCGACTTCCTGCACGATCGAGTGGCCCACGAACGTGGGCGACAGGCCCTCGTGCTTCGCCTCGTCGACCTTGCCGTCGATGAGGTCGCGGCCCCAGGTGACGCACAGCGGCACAGGATGCGCGGTGGTGATGTTCTCCAGCGCGTCGTCCAGGGCCTCGTCAGGGCCGTGGAATTCGGCGTGGATCACGTTGAACGTGCGCACGAACTCGGTCCATTCGCCTTTCTGCACGGTCTTGCCCACGACGATGGCCAGCGGCAGTTCGGCCACCTCGGCCGCGATGTCCAGCAACTCCTCGCGCGTGATCGTGGTGGCCCAGGCGCCGCCCTGCTGAATCCACGCCTGCCAGTTGAAATTCGGCTGGCACGCGGCATCGAGAATGTACTGCTCGTGATTGCCGGCCACCGCCTTGAACCACGGCTCACGGATCAGCGCGAGGCACTTGAGCGAGTCAGGTCCGCGGTCGCCCAGGTCTCCCACGGAGAACATGCGATCGCGCTCCTTATCGAAGCTGATCTTGTCCAGCAGCTGCATGAACAGGCCATAGCAGCCGTGCAGGTCGCCCACGACGAAATCGCGGCCCTCGGTATTTTCTTCGTATCGTTTCAACAGGTTCAACGGTTCAGCTCCGATAGGTGCCGCCGGCGGCGTCTCGGCCTCCTGCTTGGCCGCGAACGCGCGCGGGTCGGACAGGGCAGCGGCGCAGGCCACGGCGATCAGGGATGGTTTCAGGATGCGGTTCATTCGGGACACTTCTCGCAAAAGGGGGCGGTAACGGGGTTCTTGTGGTTGCAGGTAGCGCAGGTCCAGCCGGGCCGCGCCAGCAGCTGGGCGGCCGGGTGAGCCTTGGCCAGCTGCTCGCGCTCGGGCGCCGGCGCGGCGGCCGGCTCGATGGCATTGATGTCGAGCATCAGGCCGCTTTCGGCTTGCGGCCAATCTCGGCCGCCGGCGGGAATGGCCAGGGCGCGGGCGGCAGCACGGTGCGCAGCGGCTGCTCGGGCTCGATCGGGACGGCCGGCGTGACCGGGAGCGCGAGCGGCAACCCCTCGGCCACCAGCTGCTCGTCGATGTTGGCCAGCTGGGCCTGCAGCGCATGCTTGGCCGGCGCGTCGCCGTAGACCGCGACGGCATCGCCCAGGCCAACGGACTGGCGCAGCACAATCGTGTCGGTGGTCGCCTGCGTGCCGACGGGCATGCGCTCGACAATGCCGCCTGCAGCTGGCTCATCCGGCAGATCGATGAGCGGGCCACCGGCGTCTCGCGCCTCCATCTCGATGCCCTCGATGCGACAGGCCTGCGTGATGTTGACCAGGGCGCCGTCGTCGGGCACGCACAGCAGTTCAATTTTCACGATGCCCTCGATCAGCTTGCCGGTTTCGGCGTCGACGACGCGGATGCCGCGCGCATCCGGACCGCCGGTGATGAGGATGCGGCGCAGCGTGGTCATGCGCCCTCGACCCACAGCGAACCATCCGCATCGACGTGCAGCGTTTCGCCGCGATGGAAGTCCAGTGTCTTGCCTTCCCTCGTGGTGATCAGGTAGCGGTCGTTGTTCTCGTGGCTGACCGGGCGGCCGTGGAACGCGAACGACCAGGGCATGCCGTCGACCACGTTGCCGCCGTTTGCAATGCCGTAGGCCACGAACTGATCGAACGTGTAGGTGGTTTCCGGGGATGGTGGCGTCTCGGGCGCGGCGGTCTTCGGCTCGGAACCCGGCACGTCGCCCAGGTACTCGAACGAGGTGGCGAACGAAGATGCCGGGATGAACACGGCTTGGCCCTTCTCGTGCTGGCCCAGCAGGCCCAGGTAGCCGCCGGCCTGCACACCCTGCGACGACGCCCAGGCGGCCGGCACGGTGAACTGTTCGCCGGTGTCGACGATCAGCAGCAGCTGGTCGGCGGGCGCCGTGGAATCCGGCACGGCCGGCGGCATGGCGATGGAAAGGATCTGTGCGGCGAGGAGGCGCTGGGTCGAGCGGTAAATACGGTGCATGGGGTGTTACTCCTGTTGGTGGTGAAGATCAGGAGCAACTTTGGCGTCACGACTTTTGTTCCGGCCGTTTTTGCGTACGCGGACCCGGAAATTTCCGTGAAATTCCGGGCATTTTCGGACGTATGAATGGGGTACACCCTAGCTGAACAATACCGGCGAGCGCGGTTTGTTGTACGAATAGGGTTGTTTTTGAAATTTCTTGACAGATGTGCAGCCAACTCTTAGAGTCTAACAACACACTTTTTTGAGGGGATTACCCGTGACGAACAACACCAATTCTACACTCTACGACGTTGCCCAGGTGGGCGAAGATGTCGACCGCATCTGCATCGTGAGCAATGTAACGGGTCGTATCATCGAAAATTCGCCGTTCTTCGATCGCGATGAAATTGATGACGCTCGTGCATTCTGCCGCCTCTTGGAAGCCGCCTACAAATACGGCCGCGACGGGAACTATATGGTGGACGAGCACAAGATTGGTCGCCTGATCAATGCGGCGATCGTTTCGGGCGCCGCGCGTAAAGGACGTCGGGCATGAACTACCGCGTCCAACCCACCACCTTGCACCACGGGCCCGGCTTCTTCATCGTGGACGGCGCTACTGATCAACAGGTCCCCGGCACCGGCTTTTACACCTTGGCCGGCGAGCGCGATGCGAGGAATCTGTGCGGGCAGCTGAACGCTGCCTATGCAGCTGGCGCGGCAACCGCACCCAAACTGACTGACTCTGCATTGACCGACCTGCGCGCGTTCCTGCGCCTGCGCATCACCACCACACAGATGTACGGGAAAGACTTCAACCGCTTGGAGCTTGCCCATAACGATGTGTGGGTGCTGCAGGAACTGGTCGAGCGCGTTGCCGCCCGCGAGCAGCAGCTGGTGGCCGCCGCCCGCGAGGTGATCCGCACCGAACTGTTCTTTCAGGACCACCCGCAGAAGTTCGCCGCACAGAAAGCGCTGCGTGCCGCCCTCGCCCCGTTCGGCGGTACCGGGAGCGATGCATGAAGGCTCTGGATACAATGCGCGCCGCGTTCGAGGCGCACTATTTCGCCGGCGGCAACGAGGAAATCGAGCGCAAGGGCGACGGCTACGCCCTCGTCGGTGCACAGATCGCATGGGATGCATGGCAACAGGCCTATAACGCTGGTGTCAACGCCATGGCTGAATGCGACCAGATCGTGTTCGAGAACGCGGCCACGCGCATGCAGCTGCTGGACGATGCATTGACCGCCTACGTTCTATTCGCCGCGACGCGCCGCACGGAGCTGGGCAGCTTGTCGCCGGAAATGGAAGTGGTCGACGCGCAAGCCGTAGCCGCGCTGGCCGGCACTGAGCCCCAGGCGCCGGGCATCGTCGCGTGGTTCCGACAGGAGCAACATGGGCAACGGTTGGCGCGCTGGGTCGAGTGCACACCATTCCAGCCCGGCGCGGTGCGGTTCGCCGCTAAAGCTTTCCCGAGCCTCCGTTCTCTGGCCAAGCCGACCGGGAGCACTCAATGAGCGCCGGCGCCAAGCGCCCGACGAAGGCGGACCAGTTCGTCGCGGACATGAAGCGCTGCCGTGGCATCGACTTCGCGCGCATCGGCATGCAGATCGAGGTCGACGGCGACATGGGCACCATCGTCGGGATGAACAGCAGCGCCAACCTTGACGTGCGTTTCGTGAACGAGCTCAAGTACGGCAAGCACACGCACAACTGTCACCCGACGTGGGAAACCTGCTACTTCGACGCCGAGGGCAAGGTGATCGCGGACTATCGCACCCGGAGGGCAGCGTGAGCGCCGTCATCAGCCCATGCGGCACGTACCGATACATGCTGTCGCGCGCTGGGGATCTGACTGCGACACGCGGCCCCGCCCTGTTCATCATGCTGAACCCGAGCACAGCCGATGCATCGCTGGACGATCCGACGATCCGCCGGTGCCGAGGCTTCGCGGAAACGTGGGGCTGCAACGGAATTCAGGTCGTGAACCTGTACGCCATGCGCTCCACCGATCCGGATGCTTTGTGGAGCCATCCTGACCCGGTCGGTCCGGACAACGACCAGTGGCTGGTCCGCGCGGCAAACGATGCCGAGGAAATCGTGTGCGCATGGGGCGCCGATGCCAAGCAATCCCGTGTGCTGGAGGTGATGCGCATGCTGACTTTTGGCGGCGCCCGCCTCAAGTGCCTCGGGACCAACAAGAACGGCTCGCCGCGCCATCCGCTTTACGTGCGTGGCGACCAGCCGCTGATCGATTGGAGCGCGACGTGAACGAATGGAAGCTCAAGCGCACCGTGCAATGCAAAAAATGCCCGTGGCGCGCGGATTGCAACCCGCACGAGATCCCAGGCGGCTACTGCGAGACGAAACACCAGAACCTCGCCGGCACGATCGCAAAGGGCGAGGTGCTGGAGCAGCTGGCCGTCGACGCCGCGTCCGACGTGCGCCACGTGATGACGTGCCATGAGACGGCCGATGCACACTGCGTGGGCTGGCTGGCCAACCAGCTCGGCCCAGGCAACAACATCATCATGCGCCTGCGGATGCGCAGCTGCACCAACGCCCACAAGCTGCGCCTCGTCGGGGAGCAGCACGAACGATTCGAGGACACACTGCCATGACCACATTGCCGATCCAGACCACCGACGCGGCCCGCGACTTCCTCATCATGTGGATGCGTCGCTACTTCCCGACCGATCGCACGTTCGGCCCCTACATCACGGAACACCTCGCCGGCGACTTCGCTTTTCAGCTGGCCAACGCGCTGGCGGTGCCAGTCAGCGGAAGCGCCGGCGATGCACTGGAAGCCGCCGCCCAGCTGGTGATCCAGCGCACCTCCGTTCCGCGTGACCTTCTCGGGCCCGCGACCGCGCAGATGAAGGCGAAGGCCGCCGCCGGTGAGCAGCTGGCCGCCGCCATCCGCTCCTTGCGGCCCGCTGCCAGCGGGAGCGACGGAACAGCCGCTGCTGGGGCGGCAGATCAGGCGCCCATCGAGATTACTCCAGGCATGATCCAGGCGGGCATCGAGGCGCTGGCATTGGTGGCGCAAACAGCTCCGAATGCCGATCTTGCCGTGACCACGATTTACCGTGCGATGCACGCGGCCAGGGCCTCCAGACTTACCGACATTGCCATCCGAGTAAAGGAACACCCATGAGCATTCAAGACATCATGCAACACGCAAACGCGCAGCGCACCGAGGCCAAGGCCCTGCTGGGCCAGATCACCGTCGACCAGGCCGTGGCTGATCGCATCGTTGATTGCATCATCGGCGCGACCGTGCTGGAAGTCACGGCAATGATGCGCGACGCCATGCGGGATGCCGCCAAATGATGGGGCAACGCATCGGCTACGTGCGCGTGAGCACGACCGACCAGAACACCGACCGCCAGCTGGAAAACATCGTCCTCGATAGGAAGTTCGAGGACAAAGTGTCCGGCAAGGACACCGAGCGGCCGCAGCTGCAGGAAATGCTGGCGTACGCGCGCGAGGGCGACGTGGTTATCGTGCACAGCATGGACCGGCTGGCGCGCAACGTCGACGACCTGCGCAAGCTGGTCAAGAGCATGAACGCCCGCAAGATCGTGGTCCAGTTCGTGAAAGAGGGCCTGACGTTCACTGGCGACGACTCGCCCATGTCGAACCTGCTGCTGACCATGCTCGGCGCGGTGGCCGAGTTCGAGCGCGCGCTGATCAACGAGCGCCAGCGCGAGGGCATCGCGATCGCCAAGACGAAGGGCGTCTACAAGGGCCGCAAACCGGCGCTGACGGAGGCCCAGGCGGCCGAGGCGCGCCGGCTGATCGACGTCGACAAGGTGTCCAAGGCCGAGGTGGCGCGCCAGCTGGGCGTCAGCCGCTCGACGCTGTACGCGCACCTCAACGCGGCCGGGGAGGCGTGACCATGCGCGTCGTTCTCTACGCCCAAGACTTCGAGCCCATCACCATCATCGAGCTGGAGCCGTGGGCCGTCGACTACCTGCGCGAGCATCGAAGCGTGCGCCTGGCGGTGGAGACGCCCCCGCCCACCAGCCCGTGCAACGGCCTCTCGAACTACATGACATTCGGGCCGGACATGCGGCAGGTGGAAATCAGGGCTGAGACCATCCGCTTCTACGGCCGCGACGAACACATGATGCTGTTCACCCGTAACGAGGCGTCGGCCATGCTGCTCAAGGCGGCATTCCTGCCCGGCCAGCGTGTGGCGCTCCAGGCTGCCGAGCGCGACGCCTTCGCGCGCGGATTCCTATCGGCGCTGGGCCGGATCGGGCGATGAATTCGCGTTCTTCCCCTTGATTTTCACGGGATTTCCTTTATTATTCCTACAATTTTCATATTAAAAGGGGATGATTTTGAACTACCTCCGCAAGAAGGCCAAGGTGTACGTTGTGGCGAACACCAAAGGCGGCGCCGGCAAGACCACGACGACCGTCAACCTGTCCATTCCGCGCGCCATGAAAGGCTTGAAAGTTCTCGACGTGAACGGCGACAAACAGCGCACGCTGAACATCGCCATGACCAACCGATCCAATGCCGGCGTGACGCCCACACTCTCCTGCGCCCACTATCCGGACGGCCCCGAGCTGCGCAATCAGGTGATGCATCAGGCGGATATGTATGACGAAATCTGGATCGACTGCGGCGGCGAGGACAGCCCGTCCATGCGAGCAGCGTTCATGCTGGCCGATACGATCGTCATCCCCTTCCAGCCGCGCAGCTTCGACGTGTGGGCCATGGAGGACGTCTGCAAACTGCTGGTGGAAGTCATGAGCATGCGCGATGCGCCGCGCGTGGTGGCCTTCATCAACCAGGCCGACCCAGGCGAGGATGCGTCGGACAACCGCGAGGCTGCCGAATACGTCGACGCCTTGAACAAGAACATGGGCCTGAACATCGAACTGCTGCCCACGCCTCTGCGCCGCCGCAAGGCATTCTCGAACGCCAGCGGACTGGGCCTGTCGGTGCTGGAGCCGCTTCCCAAGGACATGAAACGTCCGCTCGACAAAAAGGCCATCGACGAGCTGAACAACCTGCTGGCGCGCGTGATTGGCGAAGATGCCCGCATTCAGCCAGCTGCCGGCTTGGCCCTGACGGATACGGTGCCGGAAGATTACAAGGCCCCTGCCGCTGGCGCCGCCGTGGAGGCGCAATAACATGGCCATCACCCCACCATCCCCACCGGCGCTCACTGCCGAGGAAAAGGAACGCGAGAAAAAGGTCAGTGCGTGGATCAATTCAGCGCCCGACGGGCGCGGCACCGGCAAGCCCGAGCCCAAGCGCGTCATGAAGGGCAAGCAGGCGCAGATTTCCCACGCCCTGCCACCCGCGCTGCTGGACGAGCTCGACAAGTTCGCGGAGCGTAACGACCTCAAGCGCGCGAACGCCATCAACATCGCCATCCGCCAGATGCTCCGTCAGGGCATCGTGCTGAACCTGCTGCCGGCCGACCAGGGGGACGGATCGTGAGCGCCGTCGATCTGGTGCGCGCGGCCCAGCTGCTGGAGGAGGCAAACAAACTTTCGCCCAAGGATCTGGCCGCGCGCGCCACGTTCGTGATCAAAATGCATGGCGCACCGAGCACACCCGAATATGCCGCCGTAATCGAGGCAGCGCTGCGCTTTATTGCCGTTGTCACGGGCGAACGTCCCCAGGTGCTGCCATGAAGGTGGCCGAGCTCGAAGGCGAGGCGCTGGCCGAGTGGGTGGCGCGTGCCGCAGGCTACCCAGTCCAGAAGGATAGCGGTACTCTGACCGTAGAGTTGCCGTTCAATCCGTGGGTTGCATCGTTCGGCCCGCACGGCTTCCGCCCCGATCTGAATTGGAGCCAGGGCGGGCCGCTGCTCGATCGGTTCGAGGTGTGCATCGGACGCGGCGAGTCGTCCGAATACGAAGTGATCCGCGAGCCCTTCGACGGAGATTCCCCGCGCCCAGGCCGCCGCATTGATCGGAGATACGCTATCGCGCGCCTTTTCGGCCGCGAGGACAAGCACCAGGGCGACACCGCGCTGATTGCCGGCTGCCGCGCGATCGTGGCCAGCGTCTACGGCGCCGAAGTACCAGACCAACAACAGGAGGGATGATGAGCAACGAGCACCTGAACCTCGGCGCGCTGGCGCCGCACGAGCTGGCTGTGCACGTCGCGGCCGCAATGGCTGCACAGGCCGCCAGCGGCGCCCAGCTGGACCCGCTGCAGGCGGTGATCTACGAGGCCGCGAAGCGCTACGCCGAACAGACGGCCACCGGCGCGCGCCATCGCATGGTCGTTATCAGCCCAAACGACAACTCAGACTACTGCTACCTCGACGTCGACGAGGAAACGGCGATGAAGCTGTTCAATGAAGGCGAGGACGCCCACCTGTATCAAGAGCAGGCGTTGAAGGTCACAAATATCGACTTCGCCGGCGGCTTCATGCTCTGGCGGAACATGGGCAACGACATGGCCGATATCCTCGGCCAGCGCGGCCTGCCGCCCGAGCTGGCGGACCTGCTGCGCGGCCCACAAGATAAGGGGTGATGACGATCACCCGGCGGGCTGCTGCGCCACGTGACGCGCGTGCCAGTCCGCCACCTCGACGCCCAGCAGCGCCCCGATGGCGATGCCGCCCGCCACGATCACCAGCGCCACCACCAGATCCGCGACCAGGGCGCAGCGCCGCCCTTTGACGACCCTCGGCATCACCGCACCCACTCGGCCAGCAGCTTCGTGTCCGCCTCGCCGCGCGACTTGATCCCCAGCGTCTCGCTGTGACCGTGGCATTTGCCGCCGTCGATGAAGCCGGCCGCCACGCACTCGCCGTTCTGCTTATAGAGGCGATTCCAGTCCCGATGGCCGAAGCGGATGCGTTCGCAAGCCTCGGCCATGCGATCGTGGTCAACCATGCGCGGGAACACGAAGATTTCCTCTTTCCCTGCCAGGGACATGACGATGTATTTCACGCGGCACCGCCTTTCAAGCAGTACTCGAACATCGCCTTGGCCTGCTCGGCATTGAACAGGTTCGTGCCCGATGGCATGCCCCACTGCGCTGCATACGTGCGGCTGAACGACACACCCGCGTCCGGATAGAAGTCCACGGGCAGCTTCCAGCCGAGGAAGCGGTTGACCATGGCGTCCACATCGACCGTGGCGGCCGCTGGCGCCTGCTTATCGGCCCGGTAGCGATCTTCCGCCAGCAGGAAGGCGGCGTAGCCCCATGCCACGCCCAGCGCCTTCTCATAGGCGTACTGCTGGCCGAGCGTTTCCGAGAAGTCGTCGATGTCGCTGCACGACTCCTCGCCTCGCACGCTGAACCCGTTCTTGAACGTGATTTCGCACACGGTGGTGCGGCCGTCCGGGCGGATCTCGTGCGTCACCGAGCGGAACATGGCCTCCAGGGCCGCGCGCGCGACCTTCTTTGGCAGCTGCGGCTGCACCAGCGCCGGCGGCATCAGGCGCGGGATGATGCGCTCGACGCCATCCGCGTCACGCACCAGCGCGTCGCCGGCCACGGGCTCGCGGCCGCCCAGTTTTACGTGATCGTGCTCCAGCTCCTCGGCCGGTGCGCGGTCATAGGTGATGGCATAGGCCAGGATGCCGCCCACCTTCGGCGGCGGTGCCTGATACACCTCGCGGCGCACGCTCTTGACGCGATCGAGCACGGTGGAGGGCATCGGCGCGGCAGCGGCCGGCGCCACGGGCTCCTCATGCGTGCGGATCGGCCAGGCCGGATGCTCGCTATCGTCCGCCGGCGAGGCGCGGTGGTACGCGCCCAGGAACAGCGCCTCGGGCACGATCTTGGCGCGGCCTTCGGTGTCCTGCACGAGGTAGTCGCCGGGCTTCGGCTTGTGCTGCGCCTGCCAGCCCTCGGGCGTGGGCAACGTGATGTTGTGGCCCTGCAGGCGCAGCGCGCGCCACCCGAGCGGGTTATAGGCGGATGCGACGCCATCGAGCACGTCGATGATCTGCGCGGCGTACACGATGGCGGTGGAGTTGGTCGGGTGGTAGAGCTGCATGCTGGAGGCCTTTGACAGTGATAATCAAGGCCTCCAGCGTGGCGTCACGACTTTTGCCAGGGATGGCTTTTCGCTTCCTCTTTCACGATGGCCATGGCCTCGGCCGCCGACTTGCCGTTGATCCGGATCAGCTGCTTCATGCGCGTGACCATCCACGCCACCTCATCGGCTGGGATGCCGGCCAGCTCGCCCAGCATCGCCACGCCGTTGTATGTGCCGTCGCCATTGGCCCAGCGCTCGATCATGGCGCCTCACCGGCGTCGAGCTTCTGGATAATCGTCTGCAGGTAGTTGGCCAAGTCCAGCGCTTCCTCCAGCGCGTGCTGTAACAGCTGGCGGTGCGTGAGCCCGGAGGCGCCCAGCGTCACACCGTACTTGGCCACGCCCACGCGCGAGCGATCGAGCAGCAGCTGGCGATTCGCCTCCACGACCGGATCGGGTGCGTGCTCGGTCGTCATTCCCACCACTTCCTCGGCCCCTTACGTTCACGAGGGAACGGGCCACGCGACGTGCGATCGAGGTGGCGCAGCAGGCGGAACAGCGCCACCAGGGCGGTGCCGACGCCCCAGCCGGCCAGCATCCACAGCAGCGGCGCGGGAATGTGCAGGGTCATGGCCGCACCAACAGGTAATGGTGCCAGTCGGACGGCTCGCCATCCAGCCCGGCGCGCGAGGGATGCGGGTCGAAGTGCACCAGGCCGTTCTGCCCCACCACCGCGTGCGTGCCGCCAGGGTTGCGCGGCGACGGCCCGGAAATCAGGTGGTAGATCACATCATCGGCCCACAAGAACGCGCCGCGCATCATGACGAAGGCGAAGCCTTGCCGGCGGCAGAACTCGGCCACCAGCAGCCAGAAGTTGCCCTTGCCGTCAGCGTCCAGCTGCGCGAAGTGCGGCACCTCGGCAATCGGAAGATCGAGCAGCGAAGCCAGCGCGGCGCGCATGCAATCGCCTTGCTGGCCCTGCTCGGGCAGGTGCAGGAACTCTTGATCGACCGGCGTCATGCTGCGCCCTCCTGCGGTTCCCGCTGGACCGGGAACGGCTCGCCCGTCACCGCATGGAAAGGAGCCCGGCCAGTCTGCTCGAAATAGCGCTGACAGGTGACGTCGACGAAGCGCGGGTCGAGCTCCATCCCGCGATACACCATGCCGCAGGTTTCTGCCGCGATCATGGTCGTCCCGCTGCCGTTGAAGGCATCTACGACCACATCGTTGCGACGGGCGTTGTTCACCAGCTGTTTCGATACGAGCGCGTGGGGTTTCGTCGTTGGGTGCTTCTCGCTGCGGCTGGGCTTGTCGTGGTACACGATCGAGCCGGCCAGATTGCGCACGACCGCATCGCCCGAGACAATCAGCACCTCGTCGCCCAGGTGGATGGCGTAGCTGCCATCCTCTTGGCGCGAGAACGCGCTGTCGCTGCCCAGCTCCTTCACGGTGGTCTGCTTGCGGCCGCCGTACCACTTGTGCGACTTGCCCGGCTTCCAGCCGTACAGGATCGGCTCGTGGATGGGCTGGTAGTCCGTCATCCCGAGCACGAACTGGTTCTTCTTCCAGACCACGCACCCGCTGAACTTGAACCCGGCCGCCCGGAACGCATTGTGGAAGTTGTGGCCCTCGCGGTCCGGGTGCGCCACGTAGATCGCGCCGCCCGGCTTCAACACCTCGTAGATGGCCCGGAAGGCGTCGCACAGGAAATCGAGGAACTTGGCCTCGCTCATGGCGTCGTTGGCGATGCCGCCGGACTTCGAGCGGTTGCCGCCGTCGGCCTTGTCCAGGCCGCGATTCTTGGCGCCGATGTCCACGTTGTACGGCGGATCGGTCCAGACCATGTCGGCCTTCTCGCCCTCCATCAGCGTGGCCCACGCCGCCTCGTCGAGCGCGCTGCCGCACATGACGCGGTGCGGGCCGCACTGCCACACGTCGCCCAGCACGGTGTGCGGCGCCTCGGGCACATCAGGCACGGCGTCCGGATCTTGTTCGGGCGGCGGCTCGGGCGCGGTGAACAACTCGTTCAGCTCGTCCTGATTGAAGCCGATCACGTCCAGATCAAAGCCGGCCGTTTGCAGGTCGACCAGCTCGACCTTGAGCATTTCGATATCCCAGCCGGCGTTCAGCGCCAGCTTGTTGTCGGCCAGGATATACGCGCGGCGCTCCGTCTCGTTCAGGTGCGAGAGGTCGATGGTGGGCACGGCGTATAGCCCAAGGCGCTCGGCGGCCATCACGCGGCCGTGGCCAGCCAGGATGTCGTCGCCGGCCACCAGCACCGGGTTCGTGAACGTCTTGAACTTGAGCATCGAGTTGGCAAGCTGATCGACTTGCTCCTCGCTGTGCGTGCGCGCGTTGCGCGCGTAGCGGATCAGGTCCGCCACCCGACGCATCACGATCGCGCCGGGCATGTGGATGGTGGTTCCGTCCTTCGCTTGCATCAGGCCGCCCCTCCGTCTTGGTGGCTGGGGTTCAGGTGCTGGGCGGCGCCGACGTCGATTAGTTGCAAACACCCCTGATAATCACGTGCATTTCGTGTCATGTCACGGCTATTCATGCCGGCACCGCGTAGTAGTGCCACACGTACTGGCCGTGCGACTCCAGCACCGTGCCCAGGTACATGGCGGCCGGCGGGATCGTTTGGCCGGTGCCCACCTTGAGGATGGTGTAGTCCTGCGCACGCGCGCAGTTCAGGTCGAGCTCGATCCAGGCACAGTCGGTGCCGAACTGGTCGGCCACGTGGCGGACGCTGTGCACCTCGGGCAGGGTGATGC